ACATGACCGAGTCCAGTAGTTTGCTTGTTAGATGCAATTGCAGTAAAAGTCGGCATTAGTGATTTCATCAAATAGAAAAAATACTGCCTGTCTATTTCAGATATGGGGGTAACCTTAAAGATATGCTGATTTAGCCAGCCATCTGGAAGGTTATACCAAAAAACATCTATTGAGGTTTGCGGATTGCCAGACCACGAAAAGAGCATATCACCCGCACGGAGATACACTTCATCATCAAATGTTTGCTCTGTAAGCTGTGTTTGCTCCGTTATTCCGTTCTTCAATTCTGCTATTTTGATAACTGGGCGACCACGCTTTGAAAAATTGATATTTCGGAAAGCAAGACCATTTTTCCACTTGGCAAGGTCATAAAGAGGGATTCGTTTATATGTCATACCCAATCGCCCCCAGTCTCTTCCGAATTTCGTCCTCCAGCTCGTGGGAACGCTGGAACATCTCCGAGAGCTCACCTGTCAAGCGCGTCATCTTTTCCTCAAACGGCTCGTCGTCGTCCTCCTGCTCCTCAATGCCGACATAGCGTCCCGGAGTTAAAATGAAGTCCTGCTTTGCGATGTCTTCGGTGGTGACCGCCGCGCAATAACCCTTCACATCCTCGAGTGTTCCGGCATCGAAAGCTTCAAATGTCGCGGCGAGCTTTTCAATCTCATCATCTGACAGCTCGCGGTGAACGCGGTCAATCAGCGTTCCCATTTTACGGGCATCCACAAAGAGCGTTTTACCCTTTTGCTTTTTGTTACGGTTGACAAACCAAAGCGTTGCAGGAATCGTCACGCCGTAAAACAGATTGGACGGCATAGCTATAATACCCTCCACTAAATCGTCCTCAACAATTTTGCGGCGGATTTCACCCTCGCCGCCGCTCTGTGACGAAAGGGAGCCATTGGCTAGAACCATGCCTATTTTTCCGTTGGGCGCAAGATGGTAGATCATATGCTGAAGCCATGCGAAGTTGGCGTTGCCCGTAGGCGGCAGTCCATATTTCCAGCGTGGGTCATCGTTTAGAGAGCCGTCGTTCCAGTCGGATAGATTAAATGGCGGATTGGCAAGGATAAAGTCAGCTTTGAGCTGTGGGTGCAAGTCGTGATGGAAGGTATCGTCATTCGTAGCGCCGAGGTCTGCCTCGATGCCGCGTATCGCAAGGTTCATCATAGCCAGCTTGCGTGTGGTCGGGTTGGAATCCTGACCGTAGATTGAAATGTGACCGCGTTCACCGCTGTGCTCACGAACGAACCGCTCGGATTGAACAAACATCCCGCCAGAACCACAGCAGGGGTCTATAAAGACGTAATCTTTGATACAAGCCCGGTCGCCAGAAAAGTGTATAAAAACAGCGAAAACCGCAGGAAACAAGGCGTTTCTTGCGGTTTTCGCGGTGTTTGTCGTTATTCAATTTGCCCCATCAAGCCCCGTCCGGAGCGCGGCTGATGTTGGTGTTGGCGGTTCCGTGAGGCTGGCTCAGGGAATAATTAAAAAGTATGCCAAAATTAAATGGTTCGGGCAAAATTAAAAAGTATCAGTCGACGACTTCAATCCAACCATTATTCAAGCACATGGTCAGGTCATACTTGACATCCTGACCGGCCTTATCCCCACTCTCGAAATTCAAGACCACATACTCTCCGTCGCATCCAACTACACGAGCGTATGCTTTCTTCGATTTGTGGAACACCCGTCTACCAATGAGCTCGCCATATGCGCTTGTATCGCTCTGCAGTCCTTCTTCTTCCGGCTCCGGAGTAGAATGTGGAGTCTCTTCCTTAACAGGCTGCACAGGTGCAACTCTATTCGACTCCGGCGCTTTTGCCACTTCCTTCGGCTTGGGCTTACTGGCAGTCTGCGGTTGGGCTTTGCGCTCCTCTGCAGCTTTTTTCTTCAGCTTCAGAAGCTCTATAATTTCAGCGATATGAGTAGGTGTGAACCAGAAATCATAGTCGTTGATAGCAACTGAAACGTGGTCATTCTCCTCAATGTCATTTTCTGACACATCAAGGATGGAATCTATTAGCCGGTCTGCCAGGTACTTATCATTTCGCAGCGTTCTAAACTTTGCGGCGCAATTCGGACAAAGGCAGACGTTCAACGGGTCGAGCTCTACATCCGGCTTCTGTTCCAGCTGGCACATTTCCACATTGGAGAACGGCTTGTGGCACAGCTGGCAGGCATACCGATAAGACGAGTTTACGCGATACATATTCATCAGGTATGCGCGGACATCGTCTTGCGGTCGACTGACGCGGATACGCCTGACGACAGTCGCATATACGGTTGGGCTGGCATAGGACAGTATTTGAGCGGCATGCTTCTTCAGCGCCTCCCAGTTCTTAACGGAACCGGTCGGGAACTCAAATTCGTCCTCCTCAGATTGACCAGTAGAACCTTCTTGTAGAGACAGCCCACCAAATTCACGGCTGAGCTGCTCCGGCGTAATGTGGAATCGGCGCTCCAACTCGATTTCAAAATAGGTTTGTTTCTTCTCATCTGGCAAGGCATCGTAATCCTTGACAATAGCCTCATGCTGGTCAATTTTCCCTTTCTTAAATCCAAGAATGTCGTACAAATTTGAATCAAGGCTTACCTTCCCATATAGCGACTTGTTCAAATCGTGCTTTGATATGGCCTTGTGCGAGACCAGTTCTCCAGACTCAGTATAGAGCCATTTTCCGTTCCATTCAGAAAGACGCCAGTTAAACCCATCCCTGTTCAGAGTATGGATTACATCTGCAGGCTCGTCATATTTATTTGGCGTTCCTCCGCCGATATAAACAGTACCAACAAGGCGAGACATGTTCTCCTGCAGTGTCTTAAAAATCACCTGTGATTTTATTAAGGCGTCTTTAGCTTTCGCATGCTGGGAGATGTAGAGAAGGGCCTCTTCCAACTTATCAATGCCGAGTTTCCAGCGAAAGTCTCCGGTCGTTCTCCACTCAGGCTGTCTGCCGGGATTGCCGGTATAGTATTCACCCCAGGTTTTTTCGTCCCTGGTGATGATTTTGTCTGTAACGCCAAGCGCCCGTAGGTCATCAAAGGTGATTCCGGCTGACTGGTATGCGTCAAAGTCGACAAAGTAGATATCCGGCGCAATGCCTTTGTAGTATTGCTCCAGCATTAGACCGGTTTCGGACTGAGGGAACCGAATAACCTTTGAATGTGGCCGTACCCAGTATGCCTTTCCTCCTGACCTGCACTTTATGTAGAAGGCTTTCCGAACAATCTGTCTCAGGTCAGCCTCGTAGTCAGAATTCCTGAGATACTTGACAAGGGCGTGTATGTCTTGTACGTGCTCCTCAAATGAACCGCTAAAATCTGTACCAGCATACCGCTTTTCAAGAGATTTTACAAAGTGCTCGTACTCGTTGGGCGTCTTCAGGTGCAGTACATTTTCAAAGAAGGTTCGGCACTTCTCAAATAGATATGGATGGACAAATTCCACCTCGGCCTGCATTGCCTTCTTCGACGGAAGAAATACATTGGGCAAATAAGAAGACTGCGATTTTCGGTATGGAGCAACCATGCGGTTGGATGCTGTGCGGACAATCACAGCGTCGAGAATATTTCTGTAATTTGATTCGGAGAAAATATTCGGGACAGTCTCATACAGCTTGTAAAGCCTAACGAGCCAGTCATTATCTCGGTTTTCCAAAAAACTGTGATTGTCGTTGAAGTAGCTTCTAATGTCTTCCGGACGGATAACCTCTATTCCCAAAATGCTGGAGAAATAAGAGAGCACATCTTTGTACGGGCCTGTCTCCGTCAACGAAACCGGAAGCCATTCATAATGTCTTTTGTCGTTGATAAGTTCCGAGATTAACTCGCTGGGCAATAGCTCTGCAATTTCTCTGCTTCTCGCAATAACTGCATTGGCAGCCTTAGTGTAGCCCTTCCCATCCTTAACCGGCAAAACGCGCTCCGACGAAAACAAATCCCGCATTTCTTCGTATAAAGGATAGAAAAGCGGATAGACATCAAAGTCGTCCTCATCAAGAGGAAGAATCCGAATCAGGCTCAAGTCAAGGAGTCCCATATTGCGCAGCTCAAGGACACTCTGTCTGAGGAGCTTTGCCGTTTGTTCAGCAAGAGCCTCGTTTTCCTCCTCATCGGCAGGAACACTGCTCCGGTTTGGAGTAGTGCGGAACGGGCCTTGGACAATGAAGTCAAGTTTGCTTTCGGTCTCTGTCGGGAAGTAAACGGAGATATACGGATTCTTTGCTTTTTGGAAAGTGGTTTTTCCTTCTTTGTCTGTTGCGACAGTGAACGCAACGTCAATTGTACGGGTAGAAACCCTCGAATCAATCGGCATCGAAAATTTGATGAATGACAGAGACTCGTCCGTCTTATCATCCTCGGATTCAATTGCCGACACGCGGGTGCAGTGGTCATTTACCGGCTCAGCATCCAGTAAATATTCCCCTGATGCTTCTTTGCCCGGAATCTTGATTTCGTACTCAATGAGTTCGAGGTGCCGCATGAAAAGGAGTGTGGTCACTCCGAGATTTTTGAGTCGCTTTGTAATAGCTTCATTCAGCGCAGCCAGATTTTTAAATCCCGAAAACTGGAATCCAACGCTATATGGGAACACGAAGAGGGTCGTATAGCCAGCCGGAACATCAACGGCAGGGATATCTACGGGCTTCGTGAAGTCCTTTATCTCAACAGCGAAGGGATGGCAATTCTCTGCCAGCTCCTTTTTGCGCGGCGAGCTATACAGCCTGACCGTTTCACATATGCCAAAGACTGATTTGAAGCCGACACCGAATTCGCCAATCTGGTTTAAATCATTAACCTTGTCCGACTGCCCTATGTCGCACAGGCCCTGCAGGTTCTCCGTAGTGAAGGATTTTCCATCGTGCATCACTTCAAGCCTGTCAGAGTATTGGACAAACCGAATTCCGGTAGCTCCTGCGTCTTCCGCGTTCTGGAGCAGTTCGTAGACAAAGTGTGATTTATCGGTATAGAGCTGAATTATCCGTTCGAGCGACCGCCTGAGCATGCCGTCCCTATCTTGATTCTGGAGAATCTTATCAGCTATATTCAAAGCGCTCACCTCTTTACTTTACCGTGATAACCCCGTTTGCAATCAACGTAGTATGTATATCTGCCTTCGCAATCTTCGCTTCAATCTCTGAAACCTTCTGCTGATAACGCTGTGTAGCGTTTTCCAATTCAGAGCGATGCATAGTTGCAATTCGTTCATCCCCGGCCTCAGCAATTTTTCTTTCCAAGACCAATTTCTGGTTTCGGTAATTGTTCTTTAAGCTCTCTAATTTATAGCGAGCGACTTGCCTTGTAGACTCTGTATGCTGGGCTTTCTCAGCTTGCCACATCCGGACATGGTGTTCCTCCAAAGCATCCCATGCCTCCGGCTTTAGCTTTGAAGAATAGTCAACTGCAGCAGCTGTCAGGATGTATTCCGGGAGCTCTGCTGCAATTCTCGGTTCTTCACAGATTGCTACCAATTTGAAATTTGAACGAATCCCAACATAATCCCACGCATAAATAGACATCGGGTAATCACCGGCTGGAATCTCGTCAGAGTAGTATTCCAAGTGAATATAAACGAGCTTGTTGGTGGCAAAATAGGATGCGGCTTGTTTGACCAGCGGGTGCACCGGAGTAACGAAAAAGGCGGTTCGGTTTTTCTCGGCAGCTTCTGAATCAAAAGTAATCGGGTGGTTCGGATTGTTGCCCTTAAGATAAACCTCCCATTTCCTACGCAGGCTGTTCCGCAGGCCAGTCAGATTTCTGAGGTCAGACAGGATTTCAGAACGCGCCACTGCACTGAGGCGCAGCGTTTTCAGAGCACCATCACCAAGGATATAATTGCTACCACCTAATCGGTGATTGAGATACATCTCGACAAGGTGCTGAATGCTTCTGGCCGACAGGAAGGGACTTTCTGCCTCCTGAATTTCCTTTGACATCGTATAGTTCGACAAATCGAACCCGAATAGCTCCTTCTCCTCGCTTTCCAGCTTGTTCAGCTCCTGGGCTTTGCGCACCTCATTATCGGCCATCTGCTCCAGCTTTGCTTTTCGCTCTGCATCCGTAAGGCTGGTATCCAGTGCTATCAGCTCAATTTGCCTGCCGATTTCGCCGAGAATCTCCTCGCATTCACCGATGCTCCCTTCAAAAACACCGATGCGAGAGAGGCAGCGGTCATAAATGTCAGCGTCCACAGTATCACTGGTGATAACGTTATAGATGTTTACAACTTCGCTCCCTTGGCCTCGGCGGTCGATACGACCAATGCGCTGCTCGATGCGCATGGGATTCCAAGGCAGGTCATAGTTTATCATCATGTCACAGAACTGATAGTCCAAGCCTTCAGAGCCGACTTCTGTGAAAAGCATGATGTCAATGGCTTCCGGGTCATCCTTCGGGAGTTCAAACCGAGCCCGGAAATCCAGCCGGTCATCATTTTTAACGCTACCATCGATTTGCTCGACACGAAATCCCGCTTCTCGCAGCTTTCTTTTGATATAATACAGCGTGTAGCGGAATGTGCTGAACAGGATGATTTTATTATTTTCAGATTTCTGCTTTTCTCGGATAATCTGGAGCACCCCATCGAATTTTGGGTCGTCCTCCGGCAGGTTATCCGCCATTTCCAGAATGTTCTTTGCGATGGAGCGGAATGTCTCCAAGTCCATCTCACTGAACTCGCCTTCATCAAAATCAAATTCCGGGTCGTCCGTCATCTGCTCGAATCTGCGGTCAATGATATCCCGAATGTGCGGAGCAAGGCCAAAGATGCAGCTTGCAGCCTGACGGCGAATCGTTGACATCATAAATTTGACGCCACGTCCACCGTGCAATTTGGACAGCGCGGCCACTTCAAAAGTCAACAGAGCATCATGGAGCTCCCGCTGTTGGTCGGTAAAATCGCTCTCCAGCGTATGTGTTCTCCGAATGCAGAAATCTTGGATATCCTTTCTGCGCGTCCGGTTGAGCATCATATTGAAGCTGTGGAGAGACTCAATATCGGTAATGAGCTTTACCCGCTCCTCACGGGTGATGGTGTCCTGTCTGAGAACCTTCCGGATTTGCTCAAATACCGGATTGTTTGCGATTACATTTTCGCCCCATTGGGTCGTGAGAACACTGTCCAGCATCTCCAGTGCTTCTGCTTTCCAGTTTTCCTTCGCAGCTCGAACGATGTGGGCGCACTGAGAGATATACGGATTCGGACGCGACATCATCGTGAAGCTCTTCTTGTCGATTACGACATCCGGGCGCAGCAGATTAAGCAGCGTGTACAGGTCGTCGTCACTTGTCTGCAGCGGAGTCGCGGTAAGCATTACGACAGCGTCTGCGTGCTGGCAGAAGTAGTGGACGCACTTATATGCAAATGCCTTGTCCTTCTCCATGCTGCCATTGCGCAGATGGTGGGCCTCATCAATGATGACCAAATCAAAATGCGGTGCCGGGTCTAATTGTTGGAGGCCGAAGCTCTTATGGCGCTTGGATTGGTTCCCTTGGTATGTCCTCGCATCCAGAATGGAATAAGGGACGATGACCTTTCCAAAGCGGGCAGGCCATTCACCGTCACGGTCGGTATCAGAGATAATCTGCCGAAGAGTATCGCCATCCAAGGGCGTGAATTCCTCGTCAAAGCGCTTCATCTCATTTTCCCACTTGCGGTCTGCGACGAGCGGCTTCGGGCAGATAATCATGATGTTTTCCAAATCGGAGCGGGCCTGCAGCTCCTTGATAATCAGACCGGCCTCGATGGTTTTACCGACACCGACGCTGTCTGCAATCAGAATCCTTGGTTCGTCTGCCTTTATCAGCTTCAATGCCGGTCGGAACTGATAGGGCACGAAATCGATACGGGCAGCATTAAGGGAATACAGATTTCCGGCTGACGGATTGTTAATCTGGTAGGCAGAGAGATAGCTTCGCAGGGTCTCAGAATCCACCCACTCATATTCAGGTGTGCTGCTCACCAGCGCAATCTGACCCTCATAATAGGTCTTTAGCGCACCTTCGACGAATACCTCGTACTTCTTTGTATCGCCAAGCTGCGTAACAGAAAACACCATACCCTTGGTGTCCGGGCTGCCGACGATGTAGACGAGGCTTCTCTCTGTGATATCGTCCTCCTGTACAACCTCCGGTTCCACGATGACAGCTGCCTGCTTGGGCGCAGTAACGGTCGGGCGGAGCACTGGCTGCGGAGGTGTTTCATCCTTGAATGCTTCGGGACGCTCCACCCTTGCTTTGAACTGTTCCAAATCAGGAATCAATCCGCTCCGGTTCATTTGGGCGAAAAACCGGATGAGGCATTCAATATCCGATACGATGGTATCCTTGCCGGGGAGCTCCGCGCTGACGTGCGCCCAGTTGTTCCGGACACCAATCATATCACGGATGCACTCACGTTCACTGGTCGGAAGATAGGCATAACCGCGCATCGTGTACCATGACTTGTTGGCAACACGAAGAAGCGCCGCAAGGTCTAATTCCTCCAGCTTGGAAAGACCCTTTTTCTCAATGAGCTCTCTCTGGGGATAGCTCAGATTGGAGAGTACGCACTCCTCCCACCAGTCTTCACCGGATTTGGGCAGCATCACAGAAAGCCACGACGCCAGTGCTTGCGCGGCCTTGTGAAGATAATCGTTCATCCGGGATATGATGTTCTCGTCGTACATTCTGCTTCACCAGCCTTTAACCGAAAAATCCATCCTCATCAAAAATATGGTCAAGCTCGTCATTGGACATCGCATGGGAAACGCGGTCACGGACGGCGCTGCGGGACATATCCAGTCTCTTGATGCGCCCGTTCAGCAGCCGGATAAGCTGAAGCCTGCCGACACCGGGATTCTGACGGGCATACTCAGCAAAGCCCTTAGCCTTGCCCAGATTGTCCGTTCTGGTGCCATCATGCGGTTCCAAAATATCAATGACGAAGCCCATCTCATCCTTCCGGATAATCAGAAAATCGGGATACATCGACTTCTTCTCCGCGTTCTGCTCATAGGGAATGCACAGAGACCACGACTTTCTCGGCGGATTACGGAGCCAGCAGATATAGTCCGAACGGCCACGCTCGGCCTGAAGGACAGCCTTTTCCCAATTGTTCAGGTTGATGACGGCTTTGCCGGTCGCATTGTCCACAAACAGATGGTCGGTATAAGCCTCGCCGACATTGCTGCGCTCAATGCTGATGGTCTCCGGCAGCCGGAAGTTATGCTTACTGATGATGTCGCCATCAGAAACAATGCTGTCATACTTTTTCCGATACCGCTCAGTCAGGCCGGTGATACGGCGGCGATTCGCGTCATTGATATCGTGGAAACGACTGCGGGCATAGTTATGGAGCATATCCATGCAGTCTGCGTCGGCGGCAAAGATGATGACGTCGATTTTGTATCCGGCAGGATTATCGTCATCTGCGTATCGGGTGCCGTAGCGGATGCCGACACCCTCGTTGCCCAGCTTGAGCTCCGCAAGACGGAACTGACGGTCGAGGTCGGTATCCGTGGTGGAAAACAAATCCATCTCCGCATGGTCATCCACGGACTCGCCGAACACATCAAACGTCTGCGTTTTCAGCTTGAACTGCAGTACCTGCGCGGCCAGCTCGTCATATCTACCCTCGTCCTTTGTCTTCTTGATGAAGCTGCGAATCATTTCTACGATTTCATTCACAACATCATAGGAGGCAGAGGGCTGAAGGCCGGACTGCGTCAGGAGCCGGGTGAGGCTGAACAGAGATTTCAGATAGTCGTTGATTCTGACCCTGCGCACGTCGTAGGTCAGAAGACCGGCATCATTGATGGCCTTTACGATGGCCTCGCGGTCAAGCTCCGGCTCTTCGGGAACGTCTTCCGGAGCGGGCTGCGGTTCCGTTGCACCGGAAGGCTCTGCCCCTGCAGCAGCTCCATTTGCAGGCGTTTCGCTGCTCACGCCACTAACCGGGCGCATGGTATCCGTGGTACCGGAAGCAGGTGCCGCTGGTGCGCCAAATGAGGTGCTGCCGCTTTGCGCGGGCGTCTGCTGCGTCGGCTCCTGCGCGGAAGGTTCATTGCCGGTCTCAGGGGAAGGGCTGTCTCCCAAAGACATCTGGCCGGGAACCTGCTGCTTCGGCCTCGCGGGACGCTGGGTGGGAGCCGGTCTGGTCGGACGGACAGTCCACGTTTCGATGGTGCTGTTCTCGAAGGAGTCGCCGATAACATCGGTGGGAATCTCACCGCCCTCGGTACTCTGAAGGGCCTTGACCACGTCCTCAACGGTCTGGGCATCAAAGTACGGCAAATAGAGGTGCACGTCGTTCAAAACATCGTCCACCTGAATATGCATCTGCATGGGAGTTCTGACCATTCTGCCGAGCAGCTGCGCGATATAGGTCGCATCCGTAGCACGACGGAAAGACATCATGGTTTCAGCGCGAGGGCAGTCCCAGCCGGTGGAGAGGTTCTCTTTGAAGAAAACCACCTTGACATTCTTCTCATCCGCAATGCGGGACGGCTCCAGATATCTGACCGCTACTCCATTGATTTGGATGGTGCTGGTCGTCTGGCCGAAGGTATGTACGACTTCTCCGTCTTGGAAACGGAAGCCTGTCCGCTCCTCAATCTTCCGGAGGCAGTCATCCAAGTCTGTATCGGAAATGCCACTGCCGGTCTGGTTCTGCACCTGAATCACGAAAACCGGATTCACGTAGGCGTAGTGCTGCTCCTGACAATACTGAGACCAGTGCTCCCATTTCTGCTTCCAGTCATCGGCAGCAGCCTGCAGCACGGCCATATCCTTGCTTCCGGAGGCATCCTCCGGATAGGCGATGATGATTCTGTCCTTCAGCAGACCGGAGGCCCGCACATCGTCGGCGGACACGATGACCTTCTGGATGGTCGATTCTGTCCCGGACACCAGATTGTTGAAGCGCTCCGGCGTAGCGGTCACGCCAAGCACGACCGGAACGGGAGCCAGTCGGTCTTCCCGGCTGCCCTTGAGGAACTTCTGCATGATGGTAGTGGCCTGAGCAGCAGCGCGACCCTGCATACCACGGTGGGCCTCGTCAATGATGAAGTACAAGCGGTCATACTTCTCGTCCATCGTGTTCTGCAGCGTTTCCCAGATGGTGAAGGTGCGCCCGTCGCCCTTCTTGGTCAGATTACTGCTCTTGCCCAGCTTCTGAGTGTTCAGAAAATAGATATGTCCATCGTCCAGCATTTCCTGGTCGAAGGATTCATCGGTGATGGTCACGCACTGGTCAAGCCGAATCTTGTCCGCCTTCAGGTCAATCTTACTGCGGGACTGCTCGTTGAGCTCCGGAGAATCCGAAAGCCACACAAAGATGGCGTCCGGCTGGTCGGGATACTCCTCATCGCCGAAATAGATGGATTCAATCAGAGACGCCAAAATGATGGTCTTGCCCGCGCCAGTGGGAGCGGTGAAAGAAAGTACCTGCGGTGTATGGGTGCGCTGGTAGGAGCCGAGGGCCTCAGCGGTCTTTCTCCGCAGCTGGAACAGCGCCATTTTTTGGAAAGGAAATAATTCTACTTTCATCTTAGCGTCCTCCGTGGTTAATCCGGAAGTTATCCAGATAGTCTCTGTAAAGCTGATAGGTGTCCTCGGCATGCAGCCCGGAAATCATCTCCCGGTAACCCGGCTCAGAATCGGTCACGATATATACCGTCGTAATGGAGTCCTCGCCGTTCACCTGCGCGGCAAACGCCTCGTACTGCGACTCATCGGTCAGCACAGCGAAATGATTTACCGGCAGCACCAGAATGGCAGGCACTTCCGCTGTCTCCTCAAGCGCAGGACAAGGCCCGTGGGCACCGGCCTTCAGCCAGAGTACCGGGAGCAGTTCCTTAAATTGGCGACCCAGCGCCACGGCGTTCTTATCGAGGAAGCCCAGCTTGAAGAAAGCGGCATTTGCTTTGAAGCCATCTGCCATGTGCATCGGTTCCTCGCCACTGGTAACGTAGTCGCCCTTAAGCGGCTTTCCGTTCACGTCATGGCCCTCGATGGAGCAGACGGTGCGCGGCCAGGTTACATACCGGGCAATGCCCAGTTTGTTCCACTCTTCGTCGCCAGGTTGATAGCCTCTTGCAGTTAGAGATTTTGCCTCATCCACGGAAACCTCATTATTTGTGACCATGATACAGCGCCGATGCCCACCGTCTTCCGCGTTCAACAGATTGACAGCGTGGAGTGTGGTACCGGAGCCAGCGAAAAAGTCTACAATAAGTGCGTTTGGTTTATTGGCAACAAAAAACCTGATTGTATCGTGCTCTGCATACAATGATTTCGGGAAAGCAAACACCTTGTCATCGAATATTTTTCTCAGGATGCCGCTTCCGTGACGACTTGCATCGTGTAACGGAATTAACCACTGTGTTCCAGGGATGAATGCGGGCGCATAATCAGAATCGTCTAATAAGTACGAATTATCTTCTTTGTACCCAAGAATCTGATATTCACCCTTTAAGACCTTTTCCTGCTGCCCGCTTTTCATATAGGATATTGCCATTCCTCTATCTGTGAAGCCTCCGAGCTTAAGAAAATGCCTTTCTTGAAGGTCAAGTAGGGTCTCTCTACCTATTTGCCAACATCCTTCTGATCCATCAAGATGAATAGGCCAGATTGCTCTTGCACCTTCGGGCACAGCTACTTGATTCCTATCAGCATCAATTGGAATGGGCTCTCCAGCTCCTATGAAACGCTTTCCATCTTCAGAGACAAAAACAGGATAAAAAAGGTTGGGCCTATCGCTACGCATGTTGTTTGTGCCCGTTCGCATGAGTGAATCCCAATGGGCTTTTGTCTTACTTGTATTTTTTACGCTTCCCATCCACTCATTGCCCAACCTAAGTGGTGTCGGCGAAGCAGAGCCAATTTTGACGAAATAGATATACTCATCGGTTCTGCAGAATTCACTTGCCCTTGCAACGCCACCGGGATTGATGCAACAACTGACCATTTGTATTTTTGCATCTGAGAACATCTCTTCCAATAAACAGCCCAGATGTAAATACTCTTTTTCGTCGATGGTAACTATCAAAACAGAATCAGCAGGATTGAGCAGACGCTTGGCGAGCTTCAGTCGCTTCTCCATCATGGAAAGCCATTTGCTATGGCGATAAGTATCTGCACCGTCCACATAGTCGTTATTGTATTTCCAGTCACGAGCCCCTGTGTTATAGGGTGGGTCGATGTAGATACAATCCACCTTTCCGGCATAGAGGTACTCCAGCAGCTGGAGCGCATGGTAGTTGTCCGCTTCAATCAGCGTGTGCCACAGGTCGCTGTCCGGCGCATTGCAGACGGTATCCAGCGGCTGCAGATAGGGATAGATGGGCTCACCGAATTGAGCCACGCAAACCAGCGCATCCACGGGAAGCACGACGCGTTCCTTGGACGCCTTATGGTAGCAGGTAGCCTGTCCATCCTCGATTCTCTCTACATAGTAAATATCAGTGACATGTCCGTCCTTCTTGGCCACGACGGAACCACGCTTTACCGGGATATCGTAAAGCGGCGTGGCCTCCGGCAGATGCTCTTCAAATACCAGACCGAATTTCTTCTGGCGATTTGCCCGCTTCATCTCTGCGCGAATCCGCTCACGCAGGGACTCGTCCGGAATCTGGCTAATCAAATCGTCTAAAGCAGCCATGCGTTTTTGCCTCCTGTGTCTTTCTCTGGAGATTACTCTTCAGGGATTGTTTTATAATCATCAACGAGCTCCTGGGGGCTCATCACATTTTACAATCTGTCCAGTCCCAAAATCAGGACTCCAAGTAAATTTCGGGACTATTATACTGCACCTGTTCTGCTTCTCGGCGAACGCTCAGGTTTTCGCATTCCAGAAGCGCAGGCTTCAACCGGAGCTGGTCATTATCGTCAAAGGTAATGTACTGGCTCCGTTTTTCTGTAATATAGGCTGCTGCTTCGCGGGTGAAGCCATTTCGCTGCAGCCATACTGCCTCCGGATTCGTTGTGCCGTACTCAACGAGTTCGTACCAATCGGTAAAAGAAGCGTCCGGGAAACAAGCTCTGTATTCCTGCGAAAACCGGAGGAAGTAGTTTGCAATCCGAAAAAGGATTACATCCTCGATGTCCTCCAGCATCCCGCTGATGAGTGCATTAACATAAGCAGGCTCATTCTTGAACGCGACATACTGACCTTTGAGCTTTACCTTTCCTTTGCCGGTCGAGAGATAGTAATCAATGGAATCTGTAACCATGTGGTTTAAGCTCATGCCAGAAACCCACTGATTCAGGACAAAGGCATAGTGCGACAGCTTTGTATGTGCTCCGGATGATTTGTTCTGAAAGCCAAGAGTATCGTACTCGTAGGTTTCCCACTTGAAGATGTCGCATAGCCGCTCAAGAAAGTTCCTCAGCTCATTATAATCCGCCTTACCTCCAATGCGGATAGCCGGATAATGGAGTCTTCCACTGCGGATTTCCCTTGCGAGTCGTTCTGTCTGGTCGAGGGATAGGTTGATGTCATCATCGAGGGAATGCTCCCGGCCAGCGAAGGCTGCGGCAATGGCGGCTTCATCCTCCGGGCTCAGCACATCGGAGAACTCCTTTTTCACCCGGCTTGCACGTCCAGAAACAATATCTTTTAGCAGGATGTTGGCCACCTTGCGAATCAAAGAATACTCCGCTGGTGGCAGGGAGCCATCCTTTGGTATTTCAGCCTGCCCGCTCTTCAAAACAGAAACAATGCCGGTTTTCTGTTCCGGGGTCAAAGCCGTGGCCAGCGACAGCTGCTGTGGTACGATTTTTTCCTGCAGCAGATGGAGGAAGCGTTCTTTTTTCGTCTTCCGCTTTATGCACACAAGGAACACGTTGCCATACAGGTTGAACTCTATGCGCCCGACCCTTCCCATCAGGTTTCTGAAATCGACCGGAGACATATCACCACCATTTTTGTGACTGGTGATGAAAAGGTTATCCGCAGGCAAATTGACGCCTTCCAGTAATGTACTGGTACAAAACAGGGTGTGAATTTTTCCATCCTTATAGAGCGATTCGATACGAGCCCGAATCGTCGAGGGCAAATACCCCATGTGATAGGCTACGCCTTTTTCTACAATATCGGCCAGGTAGTAATCACCGTGAACATCCTGCCGGATGTCTTGCGCCAGAACATCCAGGTCACTATCATGCAACGGCTGGAGTTGTGCGGCATACTGCAAAGCATACTCCACAACATTGTCCTTACTATTTGAGTACACGATACTCCTGGCACCTTCACCCAATTCACGGACAAAATCCAGTAATCCCTTGTCCTCCGGGAAATTGCAGTATTTTGTGAGTTTCTGAGTCGCCTCATTATAATAATGCAGCTCAAAACGCTTGAAATCAATCAGAAACTTCTCCTGATTCACAGGCGAAAACTTCGTTGCTATTTTATAGTTCTCCCTATTTGCGACGTCTGGGATGAGCTGCAAATAGACTTCTGGATTCGGGATATTCGGAGACGCAAAAATAATGTGTGGAGGTGTGCTTCTCTGAGAAAGCATATCAACCACCTTATAGTAGAATGCGCTCCGGCCATCTTTCTTGGAAATCTTGTGAGCCTCATCGATGAAAAGGTATTCAATAGGAATATCCTTCATCAAAATCAGCAAGTAGAGCAGGCGTTCTGGGGTCATGGCAAAGATGAAGTTATGTTCTTCTTCCAAGGCCATTGCGCCCGCTGAGGTAACAATTCTATAATTTTTCTCCTTGAGCTCCGGCCCAAGAACCTCTGTCAATTTTTCCGTCGTTTCATTTATGAGGGCTTTGGTCGGAACTATAATAGCGAAATTGCATTGTCTGCCTTTTGCTATCTGCTCTCGGATAAATGTCCTCATGATATATGATTTTCCCAGCGATGTGGGGGCTGAATAACTGAAGTACGGTTCGTTAAACTTCTCGTATATTTCCTTTTGAGCGCGGAAGAAGTATTCATTCTCTGCTTCCGGGATACGCAGGTATTCCTTGCTGACCTGGGTAAAGATTCGGTCAAGGAGGTCTGCGCTCACATAATCTGCAGCTTTGAGACTCACCCCTCTAAAATTGCTTACGCTGGTGAGAACAGAGCCGAGATAATACTGTATCAATTCGTCATCCGGATGGAGAGCATTCAAAAGAGCGACGATTTCCTGCGCCCACAGCTTGTGGGTCTCCTCATTCTGCGTATGTACTGATTTTGAGAGGATATCCGCAAACCGCAAAGCTGCAGGTACACTTATCTCCTTTTCCGGAAGATTTGTCAGCCCAAAGAGCTGCCGACCATAGTTGTATAGAATGGCGTCATACAGTTCGTTGAGATACGGATTCTCCTCAATGCCATCAAAGAGGACAGCGCCGATGGTGGTTTCTTCCATCAGATGCCACCTCCAATCAGCATGTTGATAATGCTGGTTTTATCTTGGGGCGCATTGTTGAACGGCAGAACGTAGATATAAAACGAATGCATCCCAAGACGGAGGGCCGTAATCTTCTGCGAAATATATTCCGCATTCTCGGTGATTGCACTTTCCATTCTTGCAACAGCTTCTTCTATGAACTCCGTCGCGGAATAGTCCTCTGGATTTAATCCAAGAGAATAGCCAAGAAACAGGCCAAATGCAGTTCCGGGCGGTTCCTGCCCCTGCTTCGTTGGAATCAGTATATCCTTGACTGCAAGCGCCGTCTGAACATCCACGCTCCTCCCGAAAGCGGCACTGTTGACCAGTTCCACGCCTGTAATCCGCTTTGCTTTTATCTGAACTACCGCGTCAAAAGCTGCGTCAATGGCAGATTTCAGGTCTCCTTCCATTTGAGAAGACCCGTACACCATTTGGTATTCGGAGGTGTCCTGCCCGATGGAATGCAAATGAATCCCGGCGCAGTTTGTGCTGGCACCCAGTTCAATAGAGCTCAGCAACTTAGGAGCCTTTAGCACCTCTTCCAAAAACGCATACAGCAGCATATCCGCCAGCTCGTTTCCTGTGCTGTGTTCGCGGATATATTGCGCAGCGTCCATGCCGACGCTTTCCAGGTCGCCCTCTGCCTTATACCGCTCCATTTCTGCTCTGGAATATACATAGCGACCTATGTTGGTATTCAAATACTTTTTCAGACCGGCGTAGGTGAATTCGTTATCTTCAATTTTGAGACGGAAGATTTGATAGTCTTCCGGATTTCTGAGCCCAAGAGGAATCTGACAGACGGGGACAAATGCATCCTCAAAGCCCTTACCTCGAACCGACATAGTAAGGCCGGTAGCAGCTCCACTTTCTAACAGGACTAAACGATTGAGTTCGTCCTGATTGAACGAACTTATATACTCACGTGAGACATCTTGAATGTATGTGCGCCCAGCCTTGTTATCGACTGTCCGAACGACAAAGAAGAAGAAATCTGTTAGCATCTCTGCCAGATTATATCGGTACTCAAGCCGATAGTAGCCCTTGGTATTAGATGTGATGGTGCCGATTCGCACATCATCAGCAATATCATCGTCCTGAAAAAGCAAATCCAAGAGAGCGTGAACTATATGCTTCCGCTTCTCTGGATAGAGTTTCGGAATTATCTGTGTCTCGAAACAGGCCAAAACGGACGACGCATGCTCTGGAGAAATCTCATCTGTAATCGCCGGTGAAATATTGTTTGAGCAGTTGACCAAGTGGCCTACGGTACCGTCATCATCCCGGATGTCATACATGGGATTGACTGCTAAAAACATTGTTCCACAGAGGAATTTTTGCGTCGTGCTTCTGGGAGAGCACAAAGTGAGTATTTTAAGGAATGACCCAAAACAAAGGTGCCCTGCTATCTCAAACTCCTCCTTTCACAAATCGGAACAATTACTCTTTTACATAGTTGACTATGTCGCCGATATCGCAATCCAGCGCTTCACATATCCGCCCCAGTATTTCCATGTTCACAGGTAAGCCCTTTCCCATTTTGGCCATTGTAGAGGAGGTTATATTTGTCTCTGCCATAAGGTCTTTTTTCATCATGTTCCTGTCGATAAGCATTTTCCACAATTTATTATAGCTGAACATCCTTGCACCTCCTTGGGTACCGTAGTGCCGTACTGCTGATACTCAAGCATTATATCACAAAACTTTGCTTTTTGCAATATGAAGTTTGAGTTTGCGAAGATTTATCATTTCCGGTCTAATCCATTTTTTGTTCCACCAAGGTGTCCTGACAAGAGACTTCAATCTTCCAAGTCCGTCCAAGTCTCAATCATGTAATCCAAGTTTGAAAAGCTGTACTCTGTAATTGCTCAAGCGCAGAGTACAGTTTTTCTTTTTGGAAAGGCAGGTGAAAACCAATGCTCTCAAACCGTGATTGGGTCATCAACATCGAGAATGCCGCAGCAAAAGTGGCAGCCGAGTATGGCCAAAAAGTGGTGGATTCCGTGTTCTGCCGCTACGACGCTCACAGCTTGGAGGATTTATCTCCTTGCTACTACGGCGAGGTGTTCAGCGACTTAGAGCAAATCGCCAACGACTAAAGGCTACACAGCCGCCCTAAGCAAGGCGTAAAACTACTTTCCCGAAAACCGACTCACCTTCTTCGTGGCCACGAGGTGTGTTCGCAGTCGGTGGACGGGAGAAAGTTTATATAGAGTGCCAGCTTGCGAACGGCTGGTCACCGAAACGAAGCGGAGAAATCCGCATGAGGTGACCATCTATGTACAGAAGAACTGGCAGCCATACAGGTTATCTCCGCTTCGGCTTCACAGCCGAAAGGAGAAAATCTTATGGCAAAGTACGACAATCAGAATCATCCCTTTATCTACGACCGCACCACCGGTGAGAAGATTCCGGTCAGCAAGGAAGTCCGCGACGCCTACTACGGCGAGGCAGCCCGCATCCGGATGAAGGAGCAGGCTCATGGACGCTGCGTCTGCCCTCAGAGCAAGGTCTGGGCCTGTGACGGCGACTGCCTCATTTGCGAGTACCGTCGTTCCGGCGACCTGGCTTCTCTGGACGTTCCCGTCGGTGAAGACGGTGAGGACACCCTGATGGACATGCTTCCGTCTGAGGCTCCGGCCATCGAGAGCATTATTGCAGACCGCGACCTGCTTGACCGCCTCTTCGCCCGTCTCCGGGAGCTTGACCCCGATGCGGACACCATCATCGCCATGTGGATGGACGACGGCAACGTCTCCGACCGCGCCATTGCCAAGGCCCTCGGTCGGCCCCAGCGCACCTTCGCCGACCAGATGAAGAAGTATCGGACGGAGCTCCGGCGCATCCGGGGCTACTAATTCCCAGCACTTCCGGCCCTCTGACCATCGGTTCTCCCGGTGGCCGGAGGGCCTTTTTTTGTTTTTTGAAAAATCCTCCGCTCAAAACAGCTCCTCACCTTCAGTGGGAGGTGGAAGGCAACAAACGACACCAGCCTTCAGGGAGGTGAAGACCGTGTACGACAACAATTACAGGAACAGCAGCCTCGCAGCCGAGGAGATTCAGGTACTGAAAGCTATCTCCCGCGTCTCCGCACGTCTGGCGCAAAAGCTCGCTGCCCTCGACAACCAGAGGCAAACCAAGGAAGGAGGAAATCACAATGTCAAAGCTGGCGGATATGGCTATGGCCATCCAAGAATTGCACGATGCTGCTGCCGCTATTGATGATGTAGCCAACTGGTTGACTCGTCAGTTCAGCAGCCCCGCGCCCAAGGAGCCGGAGCCCACGCCCACGTTGGAGCAGGTACGGGCGGTGTTGGCGGAGAAATCCCGCGCCGGTCACACGGCGGCAATCCGGGAGCTCCTCCGGAAGTATGGGGCCGAAAAGCTCTCGCTGGTCGACCCACAGCACTATGAGGCCCTGCTCAAGGATGTGGAGGGACTTGCCGATGCCACCTAATGGACATGCGCTTCTCTCGGCATCTGCCTCAGACCGCTGGCTCCACTGCCCGCCATCCGCACGGTTGTGTGAGCTCTACGAGGACAAGGGCTCCGATTATGCCGCTGAGGGCACAGATGCCCACACGCTCTGTGAGTATAAGCTCCGGAAGGTGCTGGGCATGGAGGCCGCCGACCCCACAGAGAACCTGACCTGGTTCAATCAGGAAATGGACGAGTGCGCCAATGAATATGTCGCCTACATTCTTGAACTGGTGGAGGCAGCCAAAGAGACCTGCGCCGACCCGATGGTGCTCGTCGAGCAGCGGGTGGACTTCTCTCGCTGGGTGGAACAGGGCTTCGGCACTTCCGACGCCATCCTTATCGCGGACGGCACCATGCACGTGATTGATTACAAACATGGGCTTGGGATACTCGTCTCCGCAGTGGAAAATCCTCAGCTGAAATGCTACGGGCTCGGTGCTTTGGAGCTGTTTGATGGCATTTACGACATCGACAACGTGTGCGTTCACGTCGTACAGCCCAGACGCCAGAACATCAGCACGTTCGAGATTTCCAAGGATGACCTGTACCGTTGGGCGGACGAGGTTTTGAAGCCCACGGCGGAGCTGGCCTTTGCCGGGGACGGCAACTTTCTCTGCGGTGAGTGGTGCGGATTCTGCAAGGCCAAGAATGAGTGCCGCGCCCGTGCTGAGGCCAACCTGGAGCTGGCCCGCTACGATTTCAAGCTGCCTCCGCTCCTCACGGACGAGGACATTGAGGACATCCTGTCCCGCGTGGACGCGCTGGTATCGTGGGCCTCCGACATCAAGGAGTATGCGCTCCAGCAGGCGGTCAGCGGAAAGGAATGGCACGGCTGGAAACTGGTCGAGGGCCGTTCCAATCGCAGATATACCAACGAGGCTGCCGTTATCCAGACGGTCAGCGATGCGGGCTTTGACCCGTATGAGCGGAAGCTGCTGGGCATCACCGCGATGCAAAAGCTGCTCGGCAAGGCCCGCTTTGACGAACTCCTGACAGCCTACATTGAAAAGCCACAGGGAAAACCCACGCTCGTACCGGAAAGCGATAAGCGTCCGGCTATGAACACAGCAAAAAATGATTTTATGGAGGAAAACATCGATGAATAAGAACACCAAATTTACCAATCCCATGAAGGTCATCACCGGCCCCAACACCCGCTGGTCTTACGCCAACGTCTGGGAGCCCAAGAGCATCAACGGAGGCGCTCCGAAATACTCGGTCAGCCTCATCATCCCGAAGTCCGACACCAAGACCGTCTCCAAGATTCAGGCGGCCATCGAAGCGGCCTACCGTGAGGGCGAGGCCAAGCTCAAGGGCAACGGCAAGTCTGTCCCGGCCCTCAGCGCCATCAAGACCCCGCTGCGCGACGGCGACACCGAGCGTCCGGATGACCCTGCCTATGCCGGTGCCTACTTCGTCAACGCCAACGCCACCAGTGCTCCCGGTATCGTGGATGCCGACCGCAATCCCATCCTGACCCGCTCTGAGGTCTACTCCGGTGTGTACGGTCGCGCCAGCATCACGTTTTACGCGTTCAACAGCTCCGGCAATCGCGGCATCGCCTGCGGCCTGAACAATCTGCAGAAGATTCGTGACGGTGAGCCTCTGGGCGGCAAGGCCAGCGCCGAGTCCGACTTCGCCACCGACGAAGATGACGATTTCCTTGACTGATGGAGGTGACCACGATGAACGCTACGACCATTCTCTGCATTCTTCTGCTCTCCCTCTATCTGCTCTTGGCAGTGTTCTGGATTGTCCGGTCTATCATCGACACCATCGATGACCGCAAGCGTGAAAAGCGCAACGCAGCGTGGGAGGCCGAACGCCAGCAGCTTGAGAAGGAGCGTGCCCTGCGCGAGGTGGAATATCACGAGGCTCGTATGAAGGAGCTCGACAAATCGTAATCCTCATCCAGCGGGTGGTGGGAGCAATCCCGCCACCCATATTCCACTGCTCCGAAAGGATGTGCCTATGAAAACACTCAGCATCGATATTGAGACCTACAGCGACATCCCGCTCCAGAAGACCGGAGTTTATCGTTACTGTGAGTCTCCCAATTTTGAAATCCTGCTCTTCGGCTACAGCATCGACTCCGGGCCGGTGCAGGTGGTCGACCTTGCCTGTGGGGAGCATATCCCGAAGGAAGTGCTGGCTGCGCTGGAGGACGATTCCGTCATCAAGTGGGCCTTCAATGCAGCCTTCGAGCGGGTATGCCTCTCCCGGTATCTCGGTTATCCCACCGGCGAATATCTTGACCCGGAGAGCTGGCATTGCTCTATGGTCTGGGCGGCTATGATGGGCCTGCCGCTTTCCTTGGAGGGTGTCGGTGCCGTTCTCGGTCTGGAGAAGCAGAAGCTCACCGAGGGCAAGGAGCTCATCAAATACTTCTGCCAGCCCTGTCTGCCCACCAAGGCAAATGGCCAGCGCACCCGAAACCGGCCCTTCCATGCGCCGGACAAGTGGGAGCTGTTCAAACGCTATAATGCCCGTGACGTAGAGGCCGAGATGGGCATCCAGCAGAAGCTCTCCAAGTTCCCGGTGCCGCCACAGGTCTGGGAGGAATACGACATCGACCAAGAAATCAACGACCGTGGCGTCCGCATCGACATGGAGCTCGTGGAGCAGGCCATCCAGATGGATGCCCGTTCCCGGCAGGAGCTGACCGACGCCATGAAGCGCATGACGGCATTGGAAAACCCTAACTCCGTCCAGCAGATGAAGCAGTGGCTCTCCGACAACGGTATGGAGACCGACAGCCTCGGAAAGAAGGTCGTAGCGGAGCTCCTGAAAACGGCACCGCCGGAGCTGGCGGAGGTGCTCACGCTCCGGCAGCAGCTGGCCAAGTCCTCCGTCCGGAAATACCAGGCAATGGAGAAAACCGTCTGCAGCGACAATCGTGCCCGTGGGATGTTCATGTTCTATGGGGCAAACCGAACCGGGCGCTTCTCCGGCAGGAATATTCAATTGCAAAACCTGCCCCAGAACCACCTTCCCGACTTGGCGGAGGCCCGTGCTCTGGTGCGCTCCGGCGATTTCGATGCTGTGGAGCTGCTGTATGAGGATGTGCCGGACACACTCTCCCAGCTTATCCGAACCGCTTTCATTCCCAGAGACGGTGCCCAATTTCTCGTAGCCGACTTCAGTGCGATTGAGGCCCGCGTCATCGCGTGGTTTGCCGGGGAGACATGGCGACAGGGGGTGTTCTCCAAGGGTGGAGACATCTACTGTGCCAGCGCATCGCAGATGTTCAAGGTGCCTGTGAAGAAACACGGCATCAACGGTCACCTGCGCCAGAAGGGTAAGATTGCGGAATTGGCCCTCGGTTATGGCGGCTCCGTAGGTGCGCTCAAGGCAATGGGTGCTCTGGAGATGGGGCTGACGGAGGAGGAGCTCCCGCAGCTGGTGGATGCATGGCGGCAGTCTAATCCGAACATCGTGAAATTCTGGTGGGCTGTGGACAGAGCTGTCATGGAGGCCGTCCGGTACAAGCACACCACCACTGACTATGGCCTGACCTTTTCCTGCCGGAGCGGGATGCTGTTCATCACCCTGCCCTCCGGGAGGAAGCTGGCCTATGTGAAGCCCAAGGTGGGAACGAACAAGTTCGGCGGTGAATGTATCACCTATGAAGGTATCGGCTCCACAAAGAAGTGGGAACGGCTGGATTCCTACGGCCCCAAGTTCGTGGAGAACATCGTGCAGGCGACGGCCCGCGACATTCTCTGCTACGCCATGCGAACGCTCCGGTGCTGCTCCATCGTGATGCATATCCACGATGAGCTGGTCATCGAGGCCGACCCACACATGTCCTTGGATGCTGTCTGTGAGCAGATGGGTCGGACACCACCGTGGGCAAAGGGCCTGCTGCTCCGTGCAGACGGCTACGCCACCCCGTTTTACAAAAAAGATTGATAATCATCCGCTCAAATCGGGCGTTCACCTTCAGTGGGAAGCAGAGGTGGACGCCTTTTTCTATGTCCGCCCGGAAAGGAGGAATCGCAGCATGAGTGTCGATATGCGTAACAGCGAAGGCTACCTTGACCTGACGGCATACGAGGCCATCAAGAAAGTCGAACAGGAACAGCGCTCCGGTCGTGCGTTCCGGCCCATCGTCTACATCTGCTCTCCCTACGCTGGGGATATCGCAGGAAACGTAGATGCCGCCAGACGCTACAGCCGGTTTGCTGTGGACAAGGGCTATATCCCCGTCGCACCACATTTGCTCTTTCCGCAGTTTCTGGACGATGCCGACCCGGACGAGCGTGAGCTTGGGATATTCTTTGGCAACGCCATCATGAGCAAGTGCTCTGAGGTGTGGGTGTTCGGCAGCCGAATCTCTGCAGGTATGCAGGCAGAAATCAGACGCGCCAAGTGGAAGAACTACCGCTTACGCTACTTCACCGAAGATTGTCAGGAGGTTTGAGACCATGTACGAAATCAAAGAAAACAGCCGCATCCTGAAGGACGGCACCGAGCTCACGACCTATACCCGCGATGTGGTCAGCGCCAACATCCTTGAAGTCGAGGCTGGCACCACCGGCTATCAGGGCGGCGACAGCGGCCACGGCGGTCGCACCTACTTCCGCATCGAGGATGCAGCCAGTACGGATATGGAAGTCCGCAGCTATGTCAACAAGTATGGCTGCCCCGGCTTTGATGTCGTCCTCGGCGGCGACTGTGAGCTGGAGACTACGATTCGGGCGCTGAAGTTCATCACGAAGGTGCTGGAGGAGGAAGCGGCGGAGGTGTATGACTGATGTTCACGATTTATAGCGCCGACGTCACCGGCAATCCCGGCAACTGCTCCTATCCGCACAAGCATGTGGTGCTGGACGAAGCCTCTTTGAAGGCCGCCGTCTGCCACGACTATGTCTGCGCCGAGTACCAGAACAGCTACCGCAACGGCGACAACTTCATCGGGAGCGACTGCCTCCCGGTGGACTGTGATAACGACCACTCAGAGAACCCGGAAGACTGGATTACCCCGGAGGACGTTCTCCAGCAGTTTCCCGGCGTCACCTTTGCCGTCCACTTCAGCCGCTTCAATATGCGGGAGAAAAATGGAAAGGCTGCACGGCCCAAGTTCCACGTGCTCTTTCCCATCGACTATGTGACCGACCCGGCGCTCTACAGCGATATGAAGAAGCTGGTCAATTCCATTTTCCCGTACTTCGACACCAATGCACTCGACGCAGCCCGGTTCTTCTTTGGCACCACCGCAGCAGAGGTCGCCTTGTATCCGGGCCGGATGAACCTGACCGAGTTTCTGGAGAAGGACGATTTCGATGCCGAGCTGCCAGACGGCGGTTTTGGTCAGAGCACCGTTATCCCGGAGGGCAGCCGAAACGCCACCATGTCCCGCTTCGCCGGTCGCGTCATCAAAAAGTACGGTGATACCGACGAAGCGTATCAGGCTTTCCTGGACGAGGCCGCCAAGTGTGTGCCTCCGCTGGAGAACAGTGAACTGAACACCATCTGGCACAGCGCCCAGCGCTTTTTCTCCCGCATCCGGGAGCAGGCCGGGTATGTCCCTCCGGAAGCCTATAACGACCCCAACAGCTATAAGCCGGAGGATTATTCGGACGTCGGTCAGGCTGAGGTCATGGCCCGCTACTTTTCCGGGGAACTCCGCTATTCTCCGGCCACCCACTTCATCCGTTACAGCGACCACTACTGGCAGGAATCTGAACCCGGCGCACAGGCGGTGGCCCACGAACTGACCCGTCGCCAGATGAAGGAAGCCAACCGCGACCTGATGAATGCGCTGGTAAAGATGAAGAACAACGGAGCCCAGACCATTCTGGACGGCACCTCCAAGGCCAAGGCCGAACAGCTCATGAGCGATGAGCAGCTGCAGGCGTTTCAGGAATTTCTGCAGGCAAAGGCGTATCAGGCGTTCGTCATCAAGCGCCGGGACTCCAAGTACATCACGTCGGCACTGAAAGAGTCCCATCCCATGCTGGAGATTTCACCCAGAGACCTGGACGCGGACTGCTTTGCTCTCAATACCCCGGAGGCCACCTACGACCTGCGCAAGGGAATGGCCGGAGCGCGGGAGCACTCGCCGGAGGATTTCATCACAAAAATCACCTCCGTCACACCCGGCCAGAAGGGGCAGAAAATCTGGCAGGACTGCCTCGACCTCATTTTCCAGCACAATCAGGAGCTCATCGACTATGTCCAGATGATTTGCGGTCTGGCCGCTATCGGAAAGGTCTATGTGGAGGCCCTCATCATTGCCTACGGAGATGGCCGGAACGGAAAGAGCACTTTCTGGAATGCGGTGTCCCGTGTGCTGGGGCTGTACAGCGGCAATATCTCCGCCGACACCCTGACCGTGGGCTGCCGCAGGAATATCAAGCCTGAGATGGCGGAGGTCAAGGGCAAGCGGCTCCTCATCGCTGCCGAGATGCAGGAAGGTGCCCGTCTGAACGATTCCACGGTCAAGCAGCTCTGCTCCACGGATGATGTGTTCGCGGAAAAGAAGTACAAAGACCCGTTCTCGTTTAAGCCTTGCCACACGCTGGTGCTGTACACCAACCATCTGCCTCGCGTCAGCGCATCCGACGATGGTATCTGGCGCAGGCTCATCGTCATCCCGTTTAATGCCAAGATTACCGGCAAGAGCGACATCAAGAACTATGGCGAGTACCTCTATGACAATGCCGGGGAGAGCATTCTGGCGTGGGTTATCGAGGGTGCCAAAAAGGTTATCGACCTGGACTACCAGATTCCAGTCCCGGCCTGCGTGAAAGCGGCAATCGACGAATACCGGAGCCAGAACGACTGGTTTGGGCACTTCATGGAGGACAAGTGCGAGACCGGCGACGGTTTCCGGGAGAGCTCCTCCTCGCTCTATCAGGCGTATCGGAACTACTGCATCGACACCAACGAGTATGTGCGCAGCACGGCAGACTTCTACTTTGCGATGGAGAGCGCCGGATTTGAGCGCGTGACCTTGAACCGGAAACGGTATTTCAAGGGAGTGCGGCTGCGGACGGACATGGACGATGCCGGAGACGATTTTCTGACCTGAAGGCCCTAATGACAAGGTGTATCAATGTGTTTTACAGACTTTTTCTAAGGGCCATAAAAATCAGAATAAGAAAAAGTCTTGTATTGGCATTGATACACCTTGCATGACCATAGAAAAAGGAGCGTTATATGCGAGAAAAGGACATCGAGAAAAAATTATCCCTGATGGTTAAGAAGGCCGGTGGCATCGCTGTAAAGTTCGTGTCTCCGAGTTTCGACGGGATGCCTGACCGCCTTGTCTTACTACCGGATGGCGTTATTGCCTTTGTAGAACTGAAAGCACCGGGGAAAGCCCCGCGCCCGCTCCAGTTGGCACGGCACCGCTTGCTGCGGTCTCTGGGCTTCCGGGTGTATGTGATTGACGGCACTGAGCAGATTGGAGGGATGCTGGATGAACTTCGAGCCACATGACTATCAGGCTTATGCCATCGACTACATCGAAACTCACCCTGTGGCAGCTGTCCTACTCGATATGGGACTTGGCAAGACGGTCATCTCCCTGACGGCCATCGCCGACCTTCTGTTTGACAGCTTTGAGGCCCATCGTGTTCTGGTGGTCGCGCCACTCCGTGTGGCCCGCGATACCTGGCCTGCGGAAATCGAAAAATGGGCGCACCTGCAAGACCTGACCTATACCGTTGCTGTGGGCAGCGCCAGAGAGCGGAAGGCTGCATTGATGGTCAGTACGGACATCACCATCATCAACCGGGAGAACCTGAGCTGGCTCATCGAGAGCAGCGGCTTCCCGTTTGACTACGATACCGTGGTCATCGATGAACTGTCGTCTTTCAAAAATCACCAGTCCAAGCGCTTCAAAGCCCTGCTGCGCATCCGGCCCAAGGTCAAGCGTATCATTGGGCTGACCGGCACACCTTCCTCCAATGGCCTCATGGATTTGTGGGCAGAGTTCCGGCTGCTGGATATGGGCCATCGCCTCGGTCGCTTCATCACGCAGTACCGGAACACCTTCTTCCTCCCGGACAAACGCAACGGGCAAATCATCTATTCCTACAAGCCTATGCCGGGAGCGGAGGAAGCCATATACAGTCTGATTTCCGACATCACGATTTCCATGAAATCCACCGACCATCTGAAGATGCCGGAGCTGGTTTCCACCCGCTATGAGGTCTATCTCTCCGATGCGGAGGCCGACCGGTACGAGAAGCTCAAGCAGGCGCTCATCCTTCAGCTCCCGGACGGCGAGGTGACTGCTGCTAACGCAGCGGCCCTGACCGGAAAGCTGGCCCAGCTTGCCAACGGTGCCATCTATGCTGACACCGGCGACACGATAGAGTTCCACGACCGGAAGCTGGACGCTCTGGAGGATATCATCGAATCCGCCAATGGCAAGCCGATTCTGGTGGCCTACTGGTTCCGTCACGACCTGCAGCGTATCAAAAAGCGCTTTGATGTCCGGGAACTGAAGTCCAGCAAGGATATCGCAGACTGGAACAGCGGCAAAATCCCGGTGGCCGTCATCCATCCGGCCTCAGCCGGTCACGGGCTCAACCTGCAGGCCGGTGGTTCCACTCTCATCTGGTTCGGTCTGACGTGGTCTCTGGAACTCTACCAGCAGACCAATGCCAGACTGTGGCGGCAAGGCCAGAGCTCCGGAACAGTGGTGATACAGCATATCGTCACCAAGGGCACCATTGACGAGAGAATCCTGAAGGCGCTGGAGGCCAAGGACAGAACACAGGCCGCACTTATCGATGCGGTCAAGGTGGCTCTGGAGGTGTGACGCCTGTGGATGACGCTTATACCCGGCTGGCCCACGCCATCGTGGTGCTGGCAGCAAAGGATTACGATGCGGAGCTCGACTGGTTTCGACAAAATCCGCCACGGGATGAGGAAGACAAGCAGCACGAAACCTATCTCAAACACCAAACCGAGCTCCAGAGCCTTGAGCGATTCTTCCGCTCCGGATGGTTTGAACTGCTCTCCGGTCTGGATGGTGAGGCGCTCATGAAGAAAATACAGGAAGGAGGAATCGCCAGATGACGGCAAAGCAATATCTCTCCCAAGCCTACCGGCTGAACGAACGCATCAATTCCGATTTGTCCGAGCTGGACAGACTGCGCGACCTGGCTACCAGCCTGAGCGGAGTTAATTACGATGGCGTCCGGGTCTCCAAGACAAGGAGCGCGGAAGCGCCCTTCGAGAAGACCATCTGCAAAATCATTGACGCGGAGAAAAAGATAAATGCAGAGATAGACCGGTTGGTAGATTTGAAGGCAGAAATCAGTGAAGCCATCTCTCAGCTGGCCAATGTGGATGAGCAGCTCCTTCTCCGCTTCCGGTACATCAACAATTACGGTTGGGAGAAGATTGCAGTGCTGATGAGCGTGTCCATGCGGACGGTTCATCGCATCCACGCCTCGGCTCTTAGAAATTTCCAGCCGCCAGCGTAAAGTTGGCACACTTTGGCACGGAATGGCACGTTGATAAGTGATATTATGGTAGTGTGAAAAATAGGGCCAAGCCTTCGTGGGAGCAATCCTGCGGAGGCTTTTTCTATCCCCGGAGGTGATTGAGGAATGCCCATGAAACCAAAACGGCCCTGCTCTTTTCCCGGCTGCCCCAACCTGACTGACCGGCGCTTCTGCCCGGAACACGAGAAGCTGGAAGCCCAGCGCTATGAACGGTACGACCGTGACCCTGCTACCAAGCGTCGGTACGGACGGGCATGGAAACGCATCCGGGACAGCTATGCTGCGGAACACCCACTGTGTGAAGTCTGCCTTGCGAAAGGTGTGTACACGCCAACCGAGGAGATTCACCACAAGCTCCCTCTCTCGCAGGGAGGAACCCACGACCGCAGCAATTTGATGGCCCTTTGCAAAGAGTGCCATGCGCGGATTCATGCCGAACGCGGCGACCGCTGGCATAATCGGGAGAACCGGTAGGGGCGGTCAAAATCTCTACGGCCTTTTCCCCGTGGAACGGGCGTGGGCCTTCGCGCACAAAAACGCGATTTCAAACGGGGAATATACCCCGGCAACTGGAGGTGAATCGAAATGGCAAAGGACGGTACCAACCGTGGCGGTGCCCGTATCGGGGCCGGAGCCAAGAAAAAGCCCTTAGCAGACAAGATTGCGGAGGGCAATCCCGGCAAACGGGCGCTGACGGTCATCAGCTTCGATGACCGCGCTGCCGAGCTGGAGGGTCAGGCGATGCCGAAGCCGTCCAAAATGCTCTCCGCTGTTCAAAAGGACGGCAAGGCGCTGGTCGCCGAGGACATCTACAAGGAGACCTGGGAGTGGCTGGCCGAGCGAGGCTGCGCCTCTCTGGTATCTCCACAGCTTCTGGAGCGCTACGCCATGAGTGTGGCCCGCTGGATACAGTGCGAGGAGGCCGTGACAGAGTTCGGCTTTCTGGCCAAGCATCCCACCACCGGCAGCGCGATTCAGTCGCCCTATGTGGCGATGAGTCAGAACTTTATGAGCCAGACCAACCGGCTCTGGATGGAGATATACCAAATCGTAAAAGAAAACTGTGCGACCGAGTACACCGGTGTCACCCCGATGGATGATACGATGGAACGACTGCTCCGGGCGCGGAAAGGAAGCTGACTATGTATGAAAAAGTGAATCCGGCCCATCCGGATAAAATCGCAGACCGCATCGCCGGAGCCCTGGTCGACCTTGCCTATGCGCAGGAGCCCGACCCGCGCATCGCAGTCGAAGTCCTGCTCGGTCATCATGTTTGTCACATCATTGCGGAGACATCTACGCATCTGTCTGCTGAGGACGTCGAAGGCATCGTCCACCGTATCGCCGGTAACCTCGCGCTTGATTACACCGAGGTCGCTCAGGATGTACATCTCTCCGACAACCAGCGTGACGGTTTTCGCTGCGGCGACAACGGCATTTTCAAAGGAATGTGTATCACACCTGAGCAGCATGAGCTCTCCGGCATCGCCCACTCCATCTACGAAAGATACCCCACTGACGGGAAATACATTCTGGACGGCGACCGGCTCATCCTCTGCCAGAGCAACGCTCCCTCGGACGAGCTTCGGGAGCTGTATCCCGGTGCCGAGGTCAATCCGCTCGGCGATTGGACGGGCGGCACAGATGTGGATTCCGGCGCGACCAACCGGAAGCTGGGCTCCGATATGGCGGACGGTGTCACCGGCGGCGGTCTGCATGGGAAAGACCTCTCGAAAGCGGATGTGTCCGTGAACGTCTATGCTTTCCTCAAGGCACAGGAGATTGGCCAGCCCGTGAAACTCTGCTGCGCTATCGGGGATGACACCGTGGACGGCAGGTCATATGCGGAAATCGTCGAAATCTGCCGAAATTATATCCGCTCTGTCGGCGGCTTTGAGAAGTTCGCGGAATGGGGGCTCGTATGAAAACAACGACTGATATGCAGCTGGTGCCCATCAGCAAGTTGGTACCCTATGTCAACAATGCCCGGACGCATTCGCCGGAACAGGTCATGAAGCTCCGCTCGTCGCTGCGGGAATTCGGCTTTATCAACCCTATCATCATCGACCGTGACTATGGCATCATCGCCGGTCACGGTCGTCTGCTTGCCGCCAAGGAGGAAGACATCACCGAGGTGCCCTGTGTCTTTGTGGATTACCTGACCGAAGCACAGAAAAAAGCCTACATTCTCGCCGACAACCGCATGGCGATGGACGCAGGCTGGGATGAAGAACTCCTCCGGGTGGAAATCGAAGCGCTGCAGGGCGAGGCTTTTGACGTCTCCCTTACCGGCTTTGACGAGAAGGAACTGGCTGACCTGTTCAAGGACGGGAGCGATTCTGACGCGGAAGATGACGATTACGACCTGAGTGCTGCGCTGGAGAAGGCAGCCTTTGTGAAGCGTGGCGATATCTGGACAGTCGGCAGACACCGGCTCATGTGCGGTGACGCCACCAGCGCCGAGGATGTGGCAGCGCTCATGGATGGCCGGAAAGCAAATCTCATTCTGACCGACCCACCCTATGGCGTTTCCTTCAAGAGCTCCAGCGGCCTGACCATTCAGAATGACTCCATGAAGGACGAGGAATTCTACCATTTCCTGCTCGACTCCTTCAAGAACATGGCCGACCACCTCGAAAAAGGTGGTGCCGCCTACGTTTTTCACGCAGATACCGAGGGTCTCAACTTCCGCAGGGCTTTCATCGATGCTGGTTTCCATCTCGCCGGATGCTGTATCTGGGTGAAGGATTCGCTGGTTTTGGGGCGCTCGGATTACCAGTGGCAGCATGAGCCGGTGCTCTATGGCTTCATGCAGAACGGAAAGCATCCGTGGTACTCCGACCGAAAGCAGACTACCATCTGGAATTTTGCCAAGCCCAAGCGGAACGCAAATCACCCGACCAGTAAGCCGCTCGACCTGCTGGGCTATCCTATCGGAAACTCCACGCAGGAGAACGCCATCGTCATCGATACCTTCGGCGGCAGCGGTTCTACGCTCATGGCTTGTGAGCAGATGAACCGCACCTGCTGCACGATGGAGCTCGACGAAAAGTACGCATCTGTCATCCTTCGCAGATATGTGGATGACACCGGGGATGCTGACGGTGTCTACGTCATCCGCGACGGCGAAAAACTGCCCTACGCGGCGCTGGTGAAGGACGTCGAGCCCGCCTCCTGATTGTCACTATTACACACGTTCCAAGGCACATCTTTGTCGGATTTATGCTCCAGAATTGACTTGCTATTCTGTGCCTGTAGAGCGAATATGTGACTACCCTGAACGGGGAAAACATATACAGGAGGATTTCAACCATGGAAATCAGGTACAACGTAACCGGCGACCGGCGCAAGGAGCTGGTCAAAGTCATCTCCGGCATCACTGGAGCCAAGGCAGTCTACAAGTTTATGCCGACCTGCAACTACGAAATCGACTACTTCAGCGTCACCAAGGACGGCACCCTGCTTTTCGACGACCGCGCCGACAGCGAGGAGGTCGAGCGGGTGCTGGAGGGCATCGCGGCTGCGGGCTTCGCTTGCGAGGCACCGGAGAAAACGACCGAGGAGCCGGAGGAAGCGGTTCAGGAGGAAGACGTGGGCCTTACGATTGCGGTTCCGCTCGATAAGGTTCAGGTCGGGAACATGACCAAGCTACTGGACGCCAAGGGCAGCCTCATCAAAAAGGCGCTGGGCATCGACGACCTGCGCTTCGAGCTTCAGGAAGACCGCGTCACCTTCCCGTGGTTCGCCGAGCCGCAGCCGGAGGAAGCCACCGCCTACACCCACTTCATTACCGCGCTCTGCCGGATGTCCAAGGACGCCAAGCGCATCACTGCCAAGGAAAAGCCGGTTGACAATGAGAAGTACGCCTTCCGCTGCTTCCTGCTCCGGCTGGGCTTCATCGGGGATGCGTACAAGACCGACCGGAAAATCCTGCTCCGGAACCTCTCCGGCTCCAGCGCCTTCAAATCCGGTGCCAAACGAATGGAGGTGACAGACGATGCGGTTTCCGAATAAGGCTGTCATTGAGCACCTCCGCCAGACCTACCCGGTCGGCACTCGTGTGGAGCTGACCCAGATGGACGATGCGCAGGCTCCTCCGGTGGGAACCAGAGGCACCGTCATCGGAGTCGATGATACCGGCAGCATCATGGTCGATTGGGACAACGGCTCCGGCCTGAATGTTATCTACGGCATCGACCGCTGCAGGAAGGTGGTGGATTCCGATGACTGAGACCATCCGGGAACAGATTCTCGCCATCCGGGACACCGGCCTGACCAACATGTTCGATATCCCAATGGTGCAGCGCCTCGCCTTTGACCGGGACTTCCACGAGCTGGTCTGCTACCTGGAGGAGCACCGCAAAGAGTACGTTCACTTCATCATGTACGCCGAAGAGTAAGCCCTGCCGCCAAGAGAGCCGGATGGCTCTTTTGGTCGTATAGTACACAATATTCCTCCGCGATATTTGTTCAGTATATTCCCGATAATTGACTTGCTATTATGTGCTTTTAGAGCGAATATACAGTCACCGAAAGGGAAAACACCACAAATACGGAGGACACGAACATGAAAAACCTTTACCAGATGAGAAACGCCTTCAGCCTGCGGGAGTACAACACCGCGATTACCAGAGCCGATTTTGAGGCCCACTTCACCAAGACCTGCGAGAGCGTCCGGTTCACCTTCAACGGCTGGGACGGCAAGAGCTACGACGGCGAGAGCCGCAGCGCGAAGGTCTACCGCACCGACCTCGAAGGCTACGAAGATGCCCGGTTCGTTAAGGTCGGCAAGCACCTGCACTACATCGACGAGGACAGCAGCGTTCTGGAGAAGGCCACCGGCGAATATCACAAGGAAGCCGAATGGCTGGTGGACGTCCTCAAGGCTGAGAACTGAGGAGGGCTGAACCATGTGGAGCGAAGGAACCATCAGAATCCCGGACGCGAAGGACAAGGGCAAAAACACAGTTTGCCATTACTGGGTCAAGCACTACGAGGAGCCCAGCGAGACCTACGGCATCAACGGCGGCAGAATCAGCAAGCTCATGATTAAGGTGGACGGTGTCATCACCGCCAACTACGACAGGGGCTGGGATGTGGAGCCCGCCGAGGACGATATGCCGACCCGGATGGCCTACTGCATCCTGCTGGAAAACTACAACTGAGTCGGGAATTCCCGAAGAGCGGAGCCGCAAGGCTCTGTCTCTCGTATAGAACGATAGGACGGCTTGCCTGATGGCAGGTCATTTTTTATGCCAGTTAGAGGTGATGACTTGCGAAAGCTGAAGAAATATAAGCCCACGGCATTCAAGGCCAAGGACTCCGTTTACGATAAGGACGCTGCGGATTATGCTGTAAATTTCATCGAGTGCCTGTGCCACACCAAGGGCACCTGGGCAGGCAGACCCTTTGAACTCATCGACTGGCAGGAGCAGATTATCCGCGACCTGTTCGGCATCCTGAAGCCCAACGGCTACCGGCAATTCAATACGGCCTATGTGGAGATACCCAAGAAGATGGGTAAATCGGAACTGGCCGCTGCCATTGCGCTGTTGCTCACCTGCGGCGACGGTGAGGAGCGGGCTGAGGTCTATGGCTGCGCAGCCGACCGCCAGCAGGCGACCATTGTTTTTGATGTGGCCGCCGACATGGTGCGTATGTGTCCTGCGCTCAATAAGCGTGTGAAGATTCTGGCCTCCCAGAAGAGAATCATCTTTCAGCCCACCAACAGCTTCTATCAGGTGCTGTCAGCGGAGGCGTATTCCAAGCACGGCTTTAACATCCACGGCGTGGTATTTGACGAGCTGCATACCCAGCCCAACCGGAAACTCTTTGACGTCATGACCAAGGGCTCCGGCGACGCTCGGATGCAGCCGCTCTATTTTCTGATTACCACAGCCGGGACGGATACCAACAGCATCTGCTATGAGACGCACCAGAAGGCCAAGGATATTCTGGAGGGCCGCAAAATCGACCCGACCTTCTATCCTGTCATTTATGGTGCAGATGAATCTGATGACTGGACAGACCCGAAGGTCTGGAAGAAAGCCAATCCGTCTCTCGGCATCACGGTCGGCATCGATAAAGTCCGGGCCGCCTGCGAGAGCGCCAAACAGAATCCCGGCGAGGAGAATTCCTTCCGGCAGCTGCGGCTCAACCAGTGGGTCAAACAGGCCGTCCGCTGGATGCCGATGGAGAAATGGGACGCCTGCGCATTCCCGGTCAACGAAGATGACCTTGAAGGGCGCGTTTGCTACGGCGGCCTCGACCTATCCTCCACGACGGATATCACGGCATTTGTACTGGTGTTCCCGCCGACGGATGAGGAGGATAAATACATCGTGCTCCCATACTTCTGGATACCGGAAGAGACCCTTGACCTGCGCGTCCGGCGCGACCACGTTCCTTATGACGTCTGGGAACGGCAGGGATATCTCCAGACTACGGAGGGCAACGTTGTCCACTACGGTTATATCGAAAAATTCATCGAGCGGCTGGGAGAACGGTTCAATATCCGGGAGATTGCCTTTGACCGCTGGGGAGCCGTGCAGATGGTGCAGAACCTCGAAGGCATGGGCTTTACAGTCGTGCCCTTCGGTCAGGGCTTCAAGGATATGAGCCCGCCCACCAAGGAACTCATGAAGTTGACCTTGGAGCAGAAGATTGCCCACGGCGGGCATCCGGTGCTGCGCTGGATGATGGATAACATCTATATCCGTACCGACCCGGCAGGCAACATCAAAGCAGACAAAGAGAAATCCACAGAAAAGATAGACGGCGCAGTCGCCACCATCATGGGCCTCGACCGCGCTATCCGCTGTGGGAACGACAGTGGTGCTTCTGTTTATGACAGCAGAGGCATCCTCTTCATTTAGGAGGTGACCCAATGGGTATTTTCAGTGGACTTTTCAAATCTAGAGACCACCCCACCAACAGTACATCCGGCAGCGGCTACCGATTCTTCTTCGGAAACAGCACCTCCGGGAAGCAGGTCAACGAACGCTCGGCCATGCAGATGACGGCGGTCTATGCCTGTGTGCGCATCCTGTCCGAATCTATCGCGGGCCTTCCTGTCCACCTGTATCGATATATGGATACCGGGAGCAAGGAGAAGGCGCTCACGCATCCGCTCTACCGGCTGCTCCACGATGAACCCAATCCGGAGATGACTTCCTTCGTGTTCCGGGAGACCCTCATGACGCATCTGCTCCTGTGGGGCAATGCCTATGCGCAAATCATCCGGAACGGCAAAGGTGAGGTCATCGCGCTGTATCCGCTCATGCCGAACCGCACGACAGTAGACCGGGATGAACACGGTCAGCTCTACTACAGCTACCAGATGAGTAACGAGGACGCGCCGACGATGAAGACCGGCACGGTCGTTCTGAAGCCAAGAGACGTCCTCCATGTTCCGGGCCTCGGCTTTGACGGGCTGGTGGGCTATTCGCCGATTGCGATGGCGAAAAACTCTATCGGTATGGCGATTGCCTGTGAGGAGTACGGCGCTAAGTTCTTCGCCAACGGTGCGACTCCGGGCGGCCTGCTGGAATTCCCCGGCACAGTCAAGAATCCGGACGCCATCCGAGAGAGCTGGAATAAGGGCTTCTCCGGCAGCAATTCTCATAAGATTGCCATTCTGGAGGAAGGCATGAAGTACACGCCTATCTCCATCTCCCCGGAGCAGGCGCAGTTCCTTGAGACCAGAAAATTTCAGATTGATGAGATAGCTCGAATTTTCCGAGTGCCGCCCCACATGGTCGGTGATTTGGAAAAGTCGAGCTTTTCCAATATCGAGCAACAGTCTCTGGAATTTGTGAAGTACACGCTGGAGCCGTGGATAGTCCGCTGGGAGCAGTCCCTGAATCGGTCGCTCCTGTCCGAGACGGAGAAGGCGACGTTCTTTGTCAAATTCAATGTGGACGGCTTGCTGCGCGGCGACTACCAAAGCCGGATGAGCGGCTATGCCACAGCCAGACAGAACGGCTGGATGTCCGCCAATGACATCCGGGAGCTCGAAAATCTCGACCGCATCCCGCCTGAGCTGGGCGGTGACCTGTATCTCATCAACGGCAACATGACCAAGCTGGCGGATGCCGGTATTTTCGCGGCGACTTCTGCTGCGGGAAAGGAGGAAGATTCCGATGAAGAAGTTTTGGAAGTGGAAGAATCAGACGGTAACGAATCAGGAGACGAAGGAGACGGCGCAGGAACGGACACTGTTCCTGAACGGAACCATCGCCGAGGAAAGCTGGTTTGACGATGACCTCACCCCGCAGATGTTCAAGGATGAGCTGAATGCGGGCACCGGCGACATCACGGTCTGGATTAATTCTCCGGGCGGCGACTGTGTCGCAGCAGCCCAAATCTACAACATGCTGATGGATTACAAGGGCAATGTCACCGTGAAGATTGATGGCATCGCGGCTTCGGCGGCCTCTGTCATCGCTATGGCCGGTACAAAGGTGCTGGTCTCGCCGGTGTCCATGCTCATGATTCATAATCCGGCGACGGTGGCTTTCGGCGATTCAGCAGAAATGCAAAAGGCCATCGCCATGCTGAACGAAGTCAAGGAATCCATCATCAATGCCTACGAAATCAAGACCGGCCTCTCCCGCGCAAAGCTCTCCCATCTGATGGATGCGGAGACCTGGATGGACGCGAACAAGGCGGTGGAGCTGGGCTTCGCCGATGGCATCCTGAAGCGCGAGTCCGGGGACGGCGGCGGTGAAGAACCGGCGCAGGTATCCATGCTGTATTCCGAGGCCAAGGTAGTCAATTCCCTGATGGACAAGCTGGCTGCCAAGTGCCGGATTCAGCAGAAACAGGAAGAACCCAAGGTCAATGCCGACTCCCTGCTGGAGCGGCTCAATCTCATGAAAAATTGGAGGTAATATACCATGAGCAAGATTCTCGAAATGATTGAAAAGCGTAACCAGGCGTGGGAAGGCGCGAAGGCGTTTGTGGAAAGCAAGCGCGACAAGGACGGCCTGCTCTCTACCGAGGACGCTGCGACCTATGCTGCTATGGAGCAGAAGGTCAAGGACTACGGTGCGGAAATCGCCCGTCTGCAAGAGATGGAGGCTATGGAGCAGGAGCTCGCCAAGCCCGTAAACACTCCGCTCACCGGCAAGCCTATGAGCACCACCGAAAAGCCTGAGAAGACCGGTCGTGCTTCTGAGGCATACAAGCAGGCCATGCTGACGGCCCTGCGCACCAATTTCCGTCAGGTCAGCAATGTCCTCTCTGAGGGCGTGGATGCCAACGGCGGCTACCTCGTTCCGGAAGAGTATGACCATCGTCTCATCGACATCCTCGACGAGGAGAACGTGATGCGCAAGCTGGGCACCCGCATCACCACCTCCGGGGAGCACAAAATCAACATCGCGGCTACCAAGCCCGCAGCTGCATGGATTGAGGAAGGCGGTGCGCTGACTTTCGGTGACGCCACTTTCGACCAGATTATCCTCGATGCCCACAAGCTCCATGTGGCCATCAAGGTCACTGAGGAGCTCCTGTATGATAATGCCTTCAATCTGGAGAACTATATCATGCAGCAGTTCGGCAAGGCGCTGGCCAATGCCGAGGAGGATGCTTTCATCAACGGCACCGGCACCGGCCAGCCTCTGGGCATCCTCGCGGCGACCGGCGGTGCGGATGTCGGTGTCACGGCTAAATCCGCCACGGCCATTACCGCCGATGAGCTCATCGACCTCATCTACTCCCTCAAGCGCCCCTATCGCAAGAGCGCTGCCTTCCTCCTGAATGACCAGACCCTCGCTGCTATCCGCAAGCTGAAGGACAACTACGGTCAGTATCTGTGGCAGCCCTCTCTGCAGGCCGGAGAGCCTGACCGTATCCTCGGCTATGCCGCCTATACGTCTCCCTATTTCCCGGCAGTGGCCGCTGGCAAGCCTGCGGTCGCTTTCGGCGATTTCAGCTACTACAACATCGGCGACCGTGGCACCCGCTCCTTCGCTGAGCTCAAGGAGCTCTTTGCAGGAAACGGCATGGTCGGCTTTGTCGCCAAGGAGCGCGTGGATGGCAAGCTCGTCCTGCCGGAAGCTGTGAAGCTCCTGAAGATGAAGGCCGGTTCCTGATTCTCTTCTGCGGCAGCATCGTAATCCTGCGGTGCTGCCGCTCTCTTGGAGGTGAAGCACATGATTGTAACTTTGGATGAGATGAAACAGTATCTGCGCGTGGACTATCCGGATGATGACGGTATCCTGACGGAATTGCTCTCTGCCGCCCAAAAGCTCTGCATGGATGTGGCCCGCACAGATGATGCCATTGCATTTGCCGAGGCTGAAAACGCCAAGGTCGCCGTCATGTATGCTGCAGCCTATCTGTATGAGCACCGGGAGGAAGCTGACCACCATGCACTGACCCTGACCCTTCGCTCTCTTCTCTTTGCTTCCAGAGAGGAGGCCAGCTTCTAATGGACGTTGCACTCCTGAACCAGCGCATCGTGTTCCAGAAGAATGCCGTCATAACGGATTCCATCGGGAACCACAAGAACAGCTGGATAGATTACTATAGCTGCGCTGCCACCATTGGCGGCGAAAGCGGCAAGGAAACATCTGTGGCCGGAACGACCGTAGAAAACACCGACATCACCTTTACCGTTCGCTTCTGCGCTGCGGTGGATGCCATCACCGAGGACGGCTTTCGGATTTCCTTCCGGGATGCGCTCTACAACATTACGGGCATCGACCACATGAACTACAAACGCAAAAGCGTAAAGTTCCGGTGCCAGAAAGTGAGGCGGTGACGATGGGCACGAAGGTTTCTATCGACGGCCTCGCCGATGCCGTGATGCAGGGCCTCAACGAGTATCAGGCACTGACGAACGAAGGCGTAAAGGCGGCTGTGAAGAAGGCTGGAGATACCGTCAAAAAGCAGATTCAAGCCTCTGCGCCGAAACGTACCGGCGCTTATGGCAGGAGCTGGACAGTCAAGACCACGCGGGAGTCCAGCCATGCGCTGGAGGTCACTGTGCATTCCCGGAACCGCTATCAGCTGGCCCATCTGCTGGAGTTCGGTCATGCCAAGCGCGGCGGTGGTCGCGTATCCGGTCGTGCGCATATCGCACCAGCTGAGCAGGCCGGTATCGAGCAGCTGGAGAAAGATATCGAGAGGTGTATCAGAAATGGATAGGATTTTGGATATCCTGCAGGCGCTCGGCATCCCCTTTGCCTATGACCATTTTGCAGAGGGAGAATCTCCTGAGCCGCCTTTCATCTGTTACCTGCTCCCGGCCAGCGATAATTTTGCCGCCGATGGGCAGGTTTATTTCAAAGCGACGGAAGTCCACATCGAGCTCTACACCGATATCAAGGATGTGGGGCTTGAGGCGAGTGTCGAATCTGTGCTTGATGAGCGCAGCATTTTTTATGACAAAAGCGAGGTCTGGATAGAGAGTGAACGTCTCTACGAAGTCCTCTACTCATTTGAAATGGAGGTTTGAGTCATGGGTAATAAAGTCAAATACAACCTGAAAAACGTTCATGCCGCTAAGCTCACGGAGACCGTGTCCAAAGGCGTCACCACCTACACCTACGCGACCCCGCAGGCCATCCCCGGCGCGGTCAGCATCTCGCTGGATGCAGAGGGCGATTCTTCTCCGTTCTATGCCGATGGCATCGTGTATTTCCGCTCCACTGCCAACAACGGCTATTCCGGCGACCTGGAAATCGCCCTCATCCCGGAGTGGTTCCGCACGGAAATCCTGAAGGAGACCTTGGACAGCCACGGTGTGCTGGTGGAGCGCTCCGACATCACTGAAACGGCGAAGTTCGCATTGCTCTTTGAGTTCGACGGCGATGTCCGCTGTATCCGCCATGTCCTTTATAACTGCTCCGCGTCCCGTCCGTCCATTGAATCCGAGACCAAGGAGGACACCATCGAGCCGGGTACGGAAACGCTGTCTCTGACGGCAGACCCGCGCAGCGACGGACTGGTGAAATCCCGTACCGGGGACAACACGGAGGATGCGACCTATCAGAATTGGTACAGCGCGGTCTACATTCCGGAGGAAGCTGACCTCGACCCGGAAAGGCTCTCTATCGGAGATGTTTCCATCCCGCCCGACCCGAACAAGGGCGAGACTGCGTAAGGAGGGCTGAACCATGCTTGAGAAAACTGTCAATATCAGCGGCAAGGAGGTCAAGTTCCGCTCTTCGGCCTCCGTGCCGCGCCTTTATCGCATCAAGTTCAAGCGGGACATCTTCAAAGACCTGTCCAAGCTGGAGAAATCCTATAAAGACCGTGGCGGCGAAGATGGCTCCACACTGGAAATCGACGACCTGGAGATTTTCGAGAATGTGGCCTATATCATGGCTTTTCATGCTGACCCCACCATCCCCGGCACAATCGATGAGTGGCTGGAGCAGTTTGAGATGTTCTCCATCTATCAGGTGCTGCCGGAAATCCTCGAACTCTGGGGCACCAATCTGGTCACGGATGTGGAGTCTAAAAAAAACTTAGCCAGAGTAGCCGGGAACTGACCACTCCGCTATTCCTCCTGCGATGCGTAGAGCTCGGTGTTTCCATCGCCGACCTCGACCTGCTCACGATTGGCCTCGTGTTGGATATGTGGACGGAGAAAGGCAACGACAGCGTGAAATACCAGAAGGTCGCTGGGCAGGAGGAATTTGACCGGTTCTAAGGAAGGAGGGTCACCACCGTGGCAAGTCGCATCAAAGGCATCACTGTCGAAATCGGCGGTGATACCACCGGCCTTGACAAGGCACTAAAGTCGGTCAATACGACCATCAAAAACACACAGTCCTCCCTGAAGGACGTCAACAAGCTCCTGAAGCTCGACCCGTCCAACACGGAGCTCCTGTCCCAAAAACAGAAGCTCCTGAAGGACGCCATCGGCGCGACCAAGGAGAAGCTGGATTCCCTGAAGGCCGCGCAGGAGCAGGCCAAGGCCCAGCTGGAGAGCGGCGACCTGGGGCAGGATAAATACGACGCTCTGCAGCGGGAAATCATCGAGACCGAGGAGGAGCTCAAGCGCCTGCAGGAGCAGGCTGCCACCACCAGCACCAGCCTCGCCAAGATTGACGAGGTCGGTCAGAAGATGGAATCCGTCGGCAACAGCATCGCCGGAGCCGGAAAATCCATGATGCCGCTGACGCTGGCCATTGGCGGTGTCGGAACTGCCGCTGTGAAGACCGCAGCAGATTTCGATGCCGGGATGAGCCAGGTCGCGGCCATCTCCGGAGCCACCGGGGACGATTTGGAGGCTCTGCGGGATAAAGCCCGCGAGATGGGTTCCAAGACCAAGTTCTCCGCATCCGAGGCTGCTTCCGCTATGGAGTACATGGCGATGGCCGGTTGGAAGACCGGAGATATGCTGGGCGGCATCGAGGGCATCATGAACCTCGCAGCTGCTTCCGGCGAAGACCTCGCTACCACATCAGACATCGTCACAGATGCGCTGACCGCCTTCGGTCTTTCCGCTGAGGACTCCGGGCACTTTGCAGACATCCTTGCGGCGGCCTCCAGCAATGCCAACACCAACGTCTCCATGATGGGCGAGACCTTCAAATACTGTGCGCCCATCGCCGGTGCGCTCGGCTTCTCCGCTGAGGACACCGCCGAGGCAATCGGCCTGATGGCCAATGCCGGTATCAAGTCCACGCAGGCCGGTACCGCGCTTCGTACCATCATGAACAATCTGACCGGAGAAGTAAAGATTTCCGGTAAAGCCATCGGAGACGTCACCATCGCCACTACCAATGCGGACGGCTCCATGCGCGACCTCTCCGATATCCTCGCCGATTGCCGCACCGCGTTCTCCGGCCTGTCTGAATCTGAGAAGGCGCAGGCTGCAGAGACCCTTGTGGGCAAGAACGCCATGTCCGGCTTCCTCGCTCTGATGAACGCGGCCCCGGAGGATATCGACAAGCTCTCCAATGCCATCGACAACTGCGACGGCACTGCAGAATCTATGGCAGCGACCATGCAGGACAACCTTGCCGGTCAGCTGACCATCCTGAAATCTCAGCTGGAGGAGCTCGCCATCTCCTTTGGTGAAATCCTGATGCCTGCCATCCGGAGCATCGTCAGCCATATTCAGGGCTTTATCGATAAGCTCAACGGCATGGATGAAAGCCAGAAAAAAGCCATCATCACCATTGGCCTTGTTGTTGCCGCCATTGGCCCGCTCCTTGTTATCATCGGCACGGTCATCTCCAAAATCGGTGTGGCCATGCAAGGCTTCGTGAAGCTGGCCGGTGCGTTCAATAAGATAAAGGCCGCTGCCAGTGCTGGTACTGGCATTTTCGGAAAGCTGGGTGCTGCCATTGGCGGCGTCTCTGCGCCGGTTCTGGCAGTAGTTGCCGTGATTGCCGTCCTCGTGGCGGCATTTGTGCATCTGTGGAATACCAACGAGGGCTTCCGGGAGGCCATCCTTGGAACATGGGAGAAGATAAAGACCACTGTGTCGAACTTTGTCGAAGGCATCCGGGAGCGGCTGGCTGCCCTTGGCATCAGCTTTTCCGACATCGCCGAGACAATAAAAGCCATCTGGAATGGCCTGTGCGCTGTACTGGCTCCTATCTTTGAAGGAGCCTTTAATGCCATTGCCAATGTCCTTCAGACGGTGCTTGGCGTTATCACCGGCATCCTTGATGTGTTCATCGGCCTGTTCACGGGGAATTGGGAGCAGGTCTGGACAGGCGTGAAGGAGATATTCTCCTCTATCTGGGAGGGCATCAAGGGCGCATTCCAGAACGCCATCGACACTATTCGCGGCATCGCGGATGCTGTGCTCGGCTGGTTCGGTACCAGCTGGAATGACGTGTGGTCGAGCGTGAAAGCCTTCTTCGAGGGGATTTGGAACGGCATCGCGTCCTTCTTCTTCGGCATCTGGAACGGCATCCTGAACACCGTGACCACCGTGGTGAACACCATCAAATCTGTCATCACAACGGTCTGGAATGCCATAAAGACTACCATCACCACCGTTCTGAACGGCATCAAGACTACGGTCACTTCCGTATGGAACGCCATCAAGAGCACCGTGACCTCTGTGCTGGATGGCATCAAATCCACCTTCAGCAGTGTCTGGAACGGGATAAAATCCACGATTTCCTCTGTGGTGGAGGGCATCAAGAGCACCGTAAGCTCTGCCTTCAATGCTGTGAAGAGCACGGCGACCAGCATTTGGAACAGTATCAAGACCGCCATCGAAACGCCTATCAATGCCGCCAGAGATGCCGTGAAGGGTGCCATCGATAAAATCAAATCTTTCTTCAATTTCTCTTGGAGCCTGCCCAAGCTGAAGCTGCCGCACCTCTCGATTACCGGGTCTTTCTCCATCGCACCTCCATCTGTACCGCATTTCTCCATTAGCTGGTACAAGAAGGGCGGCATCATGACGAGCCCGACGCTTTTCGGCATCAACGGCTCCAGCCTTATGGCGGGTGGCGAGGCAGGCCCGGAGGCGATTCTGCCTTTGAAGGGCTTCTATGACCAGCTGTCGGCTCTGCTCGACCAGAAGCTCAACACCAGCGGCATGGAGAAGTATCTCGCCATCATTGCAGATAACAGCTCCAAGGGCATCTACCTGGAGGACGGCACCCTCGTGGGGCATCTGCTACCGGCAATCGACAGCGGCCTTGGCAAGGCGCAGAAATTGAACAGGAGGCTGAGCTATTGAAACCTGATATCCTAATAGATTCTGTCTCCATGAATGCTCTGGGCTGGCTTCGGGAGACAGTCAATTTTCCAACTCCGCAAAGCCAGTCCGACACCGTCATCGTTCCGGGCAGGAATTCGCCCATCCGCTTCACCGAGGCGCTGGGCCGGGTGTCCTACCAACCGCGCTCCTTTGAACTGACATTTTCCATGCTCGGCACCCGTGCTGCCTTCAACCAGATGGTCAATGAGATTGCAAACCGCTTCTCAGGCCATCTGGTACAGGTCATCTGCAGCGAGGAACCGGAGCTTTTTATTGTCGGGACTGTGGAAGCCGCTCCGACTTACGACCCTCTGACAGCAAAAGGCCAGCTGGTGCTTTCCTGCACAGATGGAGACGCCTATCGATACCACGTGTCCGAAACTGTGGTCACGATTTCCGGTTCGGGCACAGTCGCGCTGGAAAATGACTATATGCCGGTCGTGCCGACCATTACTACAACGGCTGAGACTACCCTGAACTGGCAGGTCGGCGGTGACACCTTCCGAAAAACAGTCAGCGCAGGCGTCTGGGAGTTCCCGGAGCTGGAGCTCTTGCAGGGGACGAACACGGTGAGCGTATCCGGCACCGGTACCACGACATTCCGCTACCGGGAGGGATGTCTATGAGCCTGTTTCGTGTATTTGTGGACGGCGCGGTGTTCTATCACCCCAGCCTCTCCAAGCTGGCCATCACGGAGGCGAGGATTTCTGAGGATGCCGAGAGCATTGACAGCCTGACTTTATCCGCTCCCCATAATCATCCGTACCTTACCAGTATCAAGCCAATGCAGTCGGTCATCGTCTGCAAGAAAAATGATGAGACGGTCTTCGAGGGCCGCGCTCTGGACGACGGCTCCGATTTTTACAACACCCATACCTGGACATGCGAGTCCTGCCTTGCCTATCTGAAGGACACCGTGCAGCCGCCTTATTCCTATAAGGGGACGCTGCGTGGACTGCTGGAGTATTTCATCTCTGTTCACAATGGAGCCGTAGAGGATAAGAAGAAGTTCACGGTCGGCAATGTGACGGTGACAGATGACAACGACTATATCTCCTACAGCAGTTCCGGCTTCACTGTCACTCTGGATGCCATCCGGGACAAGCTCATCAAGACCCACGGCGGGTATCTGCGGGTGCGCTATACCGACAACGGAAAAGTGCTCGATTACCTTGCAGACTTCAGCACGCACTCCCTGCAAACGGTGGAGTTCGGCAAAAACCTGCTGGATGTAAAAATCAGCCGCGACCACACAGAACGGGCCTCCGCGCTCATCCCTCTGGGTGCCCTGATAAAAGAAACAGATGCAGAAGGTCAGGAGATGGAGACCAACCGGCGCGTGGATATCACCTCCGTCAACGACGGGAAGAACTACGTCTGTGACGAGGATGCTGTTTCCGAAATCGGCTGGATTTGGACGAGCGAGATTTGGGAGGATGTGACCCTGCCCGGAAATCTGCTCCGTAAGGCAAAAGCCCGGATGCAGGAGCTGGCCAAAGGCGTCACCAGCATGGAGCTCACCATTGTGGATGAGTCGGATGCCGGTGCGGACATTGGGGACATTCGGGCGCGGATGTATGTCCGCTGTATATCCAAGCTCCACGGCATTGACGGCACTTACCTCTGCCTCAGCCGGACAGTGGATTATCTGAATCCTGCGGGCAACACCATCACGATTGGTGCCAGCGGCATCACACTTTCTTCAGCGTCTGCAAGGCAAGACCAGAATATCAGCGACTTGTCTGATGAGCTCGTCGGTGTGACCGGTGAGATTAAGACCATCAACGAACAGAAGATGTACCGCACCGAGACCTATGTGGACGGCGTGAACATCTTCCGGGACAAGGGCCAGCACAGCATCCTGCGCTGCCGCGTGTTTTCATGGGATAAGGAAATCACAGAGCTGCTGGATGCTTCCTCATTCGTCTGGCACAGGAATTCCGGCGATGAGGCGGCAGACGCAGATTGGGATGCGTCCCATGTCGGCATGAAATACATCACAGTCACCACCGAGGATGTTCAGGACAACGCATCCTTTTACTGTGAAATCACCATATAGGAGGACATCGAATGCCTACGATTCTGACTTCCAGCCAGCAGACGTTCGTAGATATCACAGACCAGCGGAAGCTCTCCGCCTATATCACTTCCAATCTGCCGAAGACGCAGAGCGAAGACCCGAACGTGCTGCCGCACACCTATGCGCCCAGCTGGGCCACGACCCATCTTGTCCTGACTCCGGTCATCTTTCTCGACCAGACCTCCATCGCTTTGGATGCTACGGGCCTGACCATCTTGTGGAAGCGAAAGGACGGAGCCAGCGCCGAGACTGCTCTGACCACCGGTGAAGCAGCTTCTGCCGGTATCCTGACGGTCAGCCAGAACAAGCTGGCCGCTTCCGGCTCCGGCATGATTACCTACATCTGCTATATCAGCTACTACGATTCCGAGACAAAGAACACGGTCAACATCTCCGCTGACATCACCTACACGCTGGTGAAGAATGCGGAAAATGCCCGCCTTGCCTATGTCACCTCGGATACCTACGTTTTCAAATACAATACCGAAGGCACCATCGTCGGCGCTACCCAAGCTACGCTGACCGGCCAGGTGCAGGCCGTCACCATCAGCAAGTGGCAGTACAAGAACAGCTCCGGCAATTGGGCTGATTATCCCACCACCTCTGACAACACCAGCATTACCGGTGGTACCCTTGTCGTAAAGCCTTCTCACGCAGTCTTTACGAACAACGTAGCGCAAATCAAGCTCCTGACCAACGATTCTGACGTCTATGACACCGTGACCATCACGAAAATCTACGATGGAGCCAAGGGCGAATCCGGTGGCTCCGGCCCCGGTGGATTGTCCGTCGTAGTCGGGAACGAGGCACAGGTAATCGCCTGCGCTTCTGACGGCACGGTTTCCGCTGCCACCAACGTCACCATCCCGTTTACCGCCTTTCGCGGCATCGAGCAAGTGGCCTGTACCTGTGAGGTCGGAACCATGGCCACGGGCATCACGGTGAAAAGCAATACTCCGGCCACGGCTACAGCCGCAGGCTCGGTGGTGCTCACGTTCGCCAAGAGCGCGAACCTTGGCGGCACTTCTGTTCTCACTGGCATAGTACCGCTCACGTTCACTGTTGATGGGATTACGGTCACGAAGAACTTCACATGGACAAAGGGCAAGGCTGGAGCTACTGGCACGGCTGCGGTCGTCTTTTCGATTTACGCACCGAATGGAACCATCGTGCAAAACCAGAGCGGCTCTCTGCTGCTGGCGACCTCGGCCTATTCCGGTGCGACTGCCATCACCACCGGCACCTACCAATGGGCGAAGTACACCGGAGGCGAGTGGGTCAACATCAGCGGAGCCACAGAAGCGACTCTGACTGTATCCGGCTCGGAAATCGTAAACATCCAGTCCTACCGTTGCACGATGACCTACAGCAGCAAAAACTATGTGGATGTCATCACGGTAGAGGACAAATCCGACCCGTATGTGTCCGAAATGCTCTCCATCGGTGGCTTCACGGTCAAGAACAACCTCGGCGGTCTGGTGCCCTATGTCATCGTCCGTACCAACCAGCGGGAGGTCGACCCGCTCCTGGGCAATATTTCCGAGACTGCGCCATCTTCTCCGACCAGCGGCGATTTCTGGTATCAGGTCGACCACACGGCAAAGACCGTCACGCTGATGAAGTACAACGGCTCGGCGTGGAAATCGGCCACAGAGTCACAGAAGCTGACCTATACCTGGTATGCACAGGATAAGGACGGCAACGCGGTGGCCTTCGATAAGAGTGGAAAAGTCATTTATCTCTCCGCTGCCGACATCGACAGCCTGATGACGCTGCAGTGTGACGTTTCCAACTGAGGAGGTGGTCTCATGGCTCTTTTGACCGTCTGCCAGCACACCTTCCAGAACGTCACCGCTTACGAGGAGGCGGTCGAGGATGTTGCCGCTCTGAAGGTCAATGTGCAGGAATGCTACACCGAAATCACCAAGACCTCGGAGCAGATACAGTCCTCTGTCCGGGAAACCTACATCTCAAAGTCGGAGATGGAGACGATACAGCAGGATTTCCAGACATCCATCACGGAGAGCAGCACAGAAATCCGCATGGACTTTCAATCTTCTCTGGATGTGGTCTCCGGGCAGGTTTCCGAGAATCAGGCGCTGCTGGAGGAATACATCCGTTTCAGGGGCGCTCTCATCGAGCTCGGCAAGGTGGGCAATGCCTTCACAGCCGAGCTGTCTAACGAACAGCTGGCCTTCAAAGAAAACGGCCAGACCATCGCGTACATTTCAAACCAGTCACTGGTCATCACCAATGCGGAGATTCGCAACAAGCTCTCCCTTGGAAATGAAGACCGTGGCTGGTTTGATTTTATCCCAAGAACATCCGGCAACCTCTCCATCGTCTGGAGAGCCCCAGCATCTTAAGGAGGTGACGGCACATGGCTTCCAGTGGTTCCTTCTCCGGCTCCATCTGTAGCGGCCACTATGTGCTCCGCATTGACTGGTCGCAGGCGCAGAATGTGTCGGCGAATACCAGTACCATCACAGCAAAAATCTATCTGGTCAATGACTGGCGTCTGGACATTGGCGCTCGTACCGCCAATACCATAAGCATCGGCGGCACCTCGCAGGGCTTCACGTCTCCCGCCGTCACAACGACCGGAGAGCATCTGCTCAATACAGTCACGCAGACAGTGACCCATGAGAGTGACGGCTCCAAGAGCATCTCCATCAGCGCGGTCTTCAGCTTTGCGGCGACCATCTCCGGCACCTACTATTCCACGATTTCTGCCAGCGCCAACATCACGCTGGACTCGATTCCCCGCGCCTCTGACGTGAGTATGCCCACCGGAACGATGGGGAGCTCTGTAGCGATTACTATCACCCCGGCATCCAGCTCATTCACGCACACGCTCACCTATACCTTTGGCTCTCTGTCGGGGACGATTTCGACAAAGACGACCGCCACGACGGTAAACTGGACGCCTGCGCTAACGATGGCAAATCAGCTGCCGAATGCCACATCAGGGACGGGCACCCTCAAATGCACCACCTACAGCGGCAATACAGCAGTCGGCTCCAAGTCGATAACCATCACCTTAAAGGTTCCTACGACAGTGGTTCCGAGCCTGACCAGCCTGATGGCGGCGCGGGTCAACGGCACTGTCCCTTCAAGCTGGGGCATTTACGTGCAGACAAAATCCAAGGCGACACTCACTATCAACGGCGCGGCAGGCTCCTATGGCTCCACGATTACAGGATACAGCATTACGGGCGGTGGCTTCTCCAGCACCAGTTCCTCTTTCACCACGGGCTTTTTGAACACCTCCGGGACAATAACCTTCACGGCGACGGTGACAGATTCCAGAGGCCGGACGTCTGCTGCAAAAACGGTGAGCATCTCCGTAGTGGCCTACAGCGCTCCGTCCTTTGCAAGCTACCTTTCCCAGCGATGTAACAGCTCCGGCACGGTGACGAATGACGGCACCTATGTCCGAGGATTGGTGGACTTCACCTACAGCAGCTGCTCCAGCAAGAACACCATTACTACAGCCACCTATTACAAGAAGAGCTCTGCTACCAGCTGGACAAACGCCAGCAAAGCCTTCTCCGACAATACGGCCTTTACCTTTGGCGGCAGCCTTACGACAGAAAGCTCCTATGACATCAAATATACCCTGACGGATGCGTTCACGACCATCAGCGTCATCGATACGGTCTCCACCGCATCTGTGGTCATGGACTTCAAAGCCGGAGGGACAGGCGTGGCCATCGGCAAGGTGGCTGAGAACAACGGCTTTGATGTCGATATGGCAACCGAGTTCCGACGCACGGTCAAAGTCGATGGAACGGCGACCTTCGGTGGAGATGTAGTCGGGATTCCCCACAGCTATTACGGAACCTGCGCAACGGCAGCCTCCACTTCCATCAAGGTCGTAACCTGCGCCCATTTCAAAAAGGAAGTCGGAGCGGTCGTAACGATTCTCATGACCTACGCCAATACCGTGGCGTCTCCGAGGCTGAACATCAACAGTACAGGGGCCAGCTATCTGAGCTATGGCAATGTGACGAAATCTGGTGCGTACCGCTGGCTTGCGGGGAGTATGCTCACGGTCATGTACACGGGAAGCTATTACGAGGTGCTGTCGATTGGCGCGACCTGGGTACCGACTGTGGCCGGAGCAAGCACGACATATAACGCGAGAGAAGGCTACTTCACCTACACTGGCGGCGTCGTGACGCTTTCTTTTACGGCAAACGGGAGCTTCCTCAGCACGACCACGACCTCTACTGCGCTGGAGGTTACCGGCTTTCCCTTCACGAACGCCAGCGCAGGCGTAGCGGCAGGCGGCGGTGTGGCATACGGGGCGTATCTCGGTACGAACGCGACCTCACATTTTCATGGATGGGTCATCTCATCTGGGGCTTCGGCTATCAGCGGCAGGAATGGAACTAAGAGTGCCGCCAATCTGCAGATGCTCGGCTATCTCTATAACAATCCATCCACCAATTTCAACCTGTCTGGAACGATACAAATGCGCGTGATTTAAGGAGGAAATCATCATGAAAGAATTCTGGAACACCATTCAACTTATGTTTGCGGCCATCGGTGGCTGGCTGGGCTACTTCCTCGGCGGCTGCGATGGCCTGCTCATTGCGCTCGTGGTCTTCGTCGTTGTGGACTACATCACCGGCGTCATGTGCGCCATCGCAGACCACAAGCTCTCCAGCGCTGTCGGCTTTAAGGGCATCTGCCGCAAGGTGCTCATCTTCCTGCTGGTGGGCATCGCCAACATCCTCGATGTGCAGGTCATCGGAAGCGGCTCCGTCCTGCGCACGGCAGTCATCTTTTTCTACATCTCGAATGAAGGCGTCTCTCTCGTGGAGAATGCTGCGCACCTCGGCCTGCCCGTGCCGGACAAGCTGAAAGATGTGCTGGAGCAGCTCCACGACCGCGACGGAAAGGAGGGCCAGTAACATGGCATATACAAACAGTTCGCTCGTATCATTCACCCAGCTCAGTCCGAATCACTCCGGCCAGCGCACTCACGCCATTGACCGTATCACGCCTCACTGCGTGGTTGGCCAGTGCAGCGTGGAGACCCTGGGCCGGATTTTTCTGCCCACATCCCGGCAGGCCAGCTGCAACTACGGCATTGGCGTAGATGGCCGTGTCGGAATGTATGTCGAGGAGAAGAACCGCTCGTGGTGTTCCTCCTCCAATGCCAACGACCAGCGGGCAGTCACCATCGAGTGCGCTTCCGACACCACGGCTCCTTACGCCTTCAAGGATGTGGTCTACCAGAAGCTCATCACCCTCTGCATCGACATCTGTAAGCGGAACGGAAAGAAGAAGCTCCTGTGGCTCGGCGACAAAGATAAGACGCTGAACTACAGCCCTGCAGCCGATGAGATGGTGCTGACTGTCCACCGATGGTTTGCAAACAAATCCTGTCCCGGCGACTGGATGTATGCACGGATGGGCGACCTTGCCTCGAAGGTCACAGCGGCCCTCGGCGGCACGACCACTACACCGAAGCAGCTCTATCGCGTCCGCAAGACATGGTCGGATTCCAAATCGCAGAAGGGCGCTTATAAAATACTTGCCAATGCAAAAGCGTGTGCTGATAAGAATCCGGGATACTCCGTCTTCGATACTGACGGGAATGCCGTATACACATCCGAGACAGGCTCTGCCGGTGTCCCCGGTGACGCCACCTTCAAGGTTCGGGTGTCTGTGCCTGACCTGAACATCCGCTCCGGGCCGGGGACAAACTATGCAGCCACCGGTCGTTTCACCGGAGCTGGGGTCTTCACCATCACTGCTGTGCAGTCCGGTCAGGGCTCCAGCTCCGGCTGGGGCAAGCTCAAGTCCGGCGCTGGCTGGATTGCGCTGGACTTCGCCAAACGCGTATAATCGCATAAACCATTCTGGGCCTATGGGAGAAATCCTGTAGGCCCCTTTTTCTATTTTTGAAACAAATATCCGCTCAAAACGGTCGCCCACCTTCAGTGGGAACTGAAGGATAAGCCTTCGGATTGGAGGTCGCTATGACAAACGAACAGAAATACCAAATCGCGGAGCTCCGCCAGTCCGGGTACGGATACGCTAACATTGCTGACGCGCTTGGCCTGACCAAGAATCAGGTCTCTGCCTACTGCCGCAGGGCAGGACTCACTGGCACTAAGGCCGCTGTGGGCGCGACCGTCGTTCCTGCTTCAAACTGCTGCCGTAACTGTGGCAAGCCGCTGACGCAGGTCGCCGGAAGGAAGCCTGTCAAGTTCTGCTCGGAAGCCTGCCGCATCCACTGGTGGAATACGCATCCGGACGCTGTGGATAAAAAGGCGTTCTACGATTTCACATGCGCTTGCTGCGGGAAGCCCTTCCGGGCCTATGGCAATTCCCAGCGGAAATACTGCTGCCATGCCTGCTATGTTCAGGCTCGGTTCCGAGGTGGTGATGGCCATGACTGAGGAGCAATTCGACCGGGAGAAACGATATCAGGCCAGCATGAATATGTTCCGGACGATGCTGAAAAACGGCCTCATCACTGAGGAGCAATACGCCATAATTGATACAAAAATGCTGGAAAAATATCGGCCATTATTGGGGACATTATTTTCAGAATCTACTTGCTATTCCGGGCTTTCAGAGCGATGTATAGTACCGGAAAGGAGCTGATTTCATGCGAAAAGTAAGCAAAATCGAGCCGATTTCTCCCTCGCTCCCGACCCGCAAGAAGGTCGCTGCATACGCCAGAGTTTCGATGGAGTCCGAACGGCTCAACCACTCCCTGTCAGCGCAGGTCAGCTATTACAGCAAGCTGATTCAGAGCAATCCGGAATGGGAATACGCTGGCGTCTATGCGGACAATGCGGTCACCGGCACAAAGTCCTCCAGCCGTGAGGAATTCCAGCGGATGCTGGAGGATTGCGAAGCCGGGAAAATCGACATCATCCTGACGAAGAGCATCTCAAGATTCGCCCGGAACACAGTCGACCTGCTGGAGACTGTCCGCCACCTGAAGGAGCTGGGCATCGAGGTTCGGTTCGAGAAGGAGCACATCAATTCCCTGAGCGGTGATGGCGAGGTCATGCTCACCTTACTGGCATCCTTTGCGCAGGAGGAGGTCAGGAGCCTCTCGGAGAACGTGAAATGGGGCACCCGGAAGCGCTTTGAGCAGGGCATTCCCAACGGGCGGTTCTTGATTTACGGCTACCGTTGGGAGGGCGACCATCTGGTCGTCGAGCCGGAGGAGGCCAAAATCGTCCGGCTCATCTACGACAATTTCCTGAAGGGCCTCTCGGCAGAGGCGACGGAAAAACAGTTGGAGGAGATGGGCGTGAAGTCCATGAAGGGAATGCATTTTCCCAACAGCTCCATTCGGGCCATCCTCAAAAACATCACCTACACCGGGAACCTGCTCTTTCAGAAGGAATACACCCTTGACCCTATCAGCAAAAAGACCCGCAAGAACCATGGTGAGCTGCCTCAGTATTTCGTGGAAAACACCCACGAGGCCATCATCCCTATGGAGACCTATCAGGCGGTGCAGGCTGAGATTGCACGGCGGCGTGAGCTTGGCGCTCTGGCCAACTGGAGCATCAACACCAGCTGCTTCACCTCGAAAATCAAATGCGGTCTTTGTGGTGCCAGTTTTGTACGCAACACCCGGAAGAACCGGGCCAAGACCAGTCAGCTGGGGGAACGTTACACTTTCTACGGCTGCGGCACAAACAAGCGTAAGGGAGAACACTGTTCCTCCGGCACAATACGCGAGGATGTTCTGAAAGACGAATGCGCCAAGGCGCTCGGCCTGCCGGAATTTGACGAGGAGACCTTCTCAGAACGGGTCGAAAAGATTACGATTCCAACCACCGGCACGATGCTCTTCGAGTTTACCGATGGGAGCTCCCTTGAGCATCATTGGAGCCGGAATGCAAAAAAGGAAAGCTGGACAGCTGAACGGCGCAAGGCGGTCAGTGAGTACCGGCGCAGTCGGGAGACCGGATGGAAATGCTATCACACCTTCACCCACTTCATCAAATGCGGTCGCTGCGGAGGGAATTACCGCTGCCAGACGCACAAGCGTGTGGATGGGACGGTAGTACGTTCCTGGTACTGTTCGTCGCCGACAGCGGTGGGCTGCTCCAAGGTCGGCATCCGGGAGGACACGCTCAAGGCGCTCATTGCAGATGTGATGGGCCTGCCGGAGTTTGACGAGGAGCTTTTCAATCAGCATCTGGCTTACGCGACGGTGCCCGCAGACAATCAGATTGTCTTTCACTTCCGGGATGGGCGCGAGGTTTCCAGAACCTTCGTCCAGAAGCGCCAGATGCCGCGCCAGACTGAGGAGAGGAAGAAGCACATGAGCGAGGTCATGAAAGCGAAATGGAGGGAACGCCATGCCGAAAACGACTAAGAAGATTACCACCATCCCGGCTACGCTGACCCGCTTCACAGCTACGCCTATCACGGAGCAGAAAAAGCGTCGGGTCGCCGGTTATGCGCGTGTTTCTACTGACCACGACGACCAGTTCACCAGCTATGAGGCCCAGATTGATTACTACACGAATTACATCAAGAGCCGGGACGATTGGGAGTTCGTCGATGTATATACGGACGCAGGCATCACGGGCACCAGCACCAAGCACCGCGAGGGCTTCAAACGCATGGTCGCGGATGCGCTGGCCGGAAAAATCGACCTTATCGTGACCAAGAGCGTCAGCCGGTTTGCCCGGAACACGGTGGACAGCCTGACCACCATCCGCCAGCTCAAGGAAAACGGCATCGAGTGCTATTTTGAGAAGGAGAACATCTGGACGTTCGACGGGAAGGGCGAGTTGCTCCTGACCATCATGTCCTCGCTGGCGCAGGAGGAAAGCCGGAGCATATCTGAAAACTGCACCTGGGGCCAGCGGAAGCGCTTTGCAGACGGCAAGGTCACGGTTCCGTTCAACCGGTTCCTCGGATACGACCGTGGGCCGGACGGCAATCTGGTGGTCAACCGGGAGCAGGCGGCCGTTGTTCAGCGCATCTACGCCATGTTCCTTCAGGGCATGACTTACAACGGCATCGCCCAGCAGCTCACGGATGACGGCATCCTGTCTCCCGGAGGAAAGCCTAAGTGGAATACCTCGGCGGTCAAAAGCATCCTGTCGAATGAGAAATACAAGGGCTGCGCTCTCCTGCAAAAGACCTACACGGTCGATTACCTGACGAAGAAAAAGAAGGTCAATGAGGGCGAAATCCCGCAATACTATGTGGAGGACAACCACGAGGCTATCATCGACCCGGACACCTTCGAGATGGTGCAGCGGGAGATGGAGAAGCGCGGCAAGGGCCGGAAGTACCATAGTGGCGTCCACACCTTCTCCAGTAAAATCCGCTGCGGTGAGTGCGGAAGCTGGTACGGCTCAAAGGTATGGCACTCCAACAGCAAGTACCGGAAGGTCATCTGGCAGTGCAATCACAAATTCGACGGCGACAAGCATTGCAGCACTCCGCACCTGACCGATGACATCATCCAGCAGGCGTTCCTGTCAGCAGCAAATAAGCTGCTGGCCACCAAGGATACGGTCATCGCGGATGGCCGAGAGATGATGGCCATGCTCTTTGACACCACCGACTTGGAGCGGGAGCAGGAAGAACTCCAGCAGGAAACGCAGGTGGTCTCCGATATGGTTCAGCAGTGCATCTACGAAAACGCACACGTTGCCCTCGACCAGACCGAATACCAGAAACGCTACGACGGCCTGACCGAGCGTTTTGAAAAGGCCAAGGCCCGACTGGATGCGGTCACAGCGGAAATCCATCAGATTCAGACCCAGCGGGCCAGCATTGAGGATTTCCTGAAAGCCTTTGCAGCCATGCCGGATGAGCTGACCGAATTTACGCTGGAAAGCTGGCACGGGCTGGTGGACTACGGCACCGTCTACGCTGCCGACGACATCCGCTTCACCTTCAAAAACGGGCAGGAAGTCAAAGCCTGACCCCAGAAACGAAAAACGGCTCCCTGCCGCTGGAGGTTATCTCCGGTAGCAGGGAGTTTCGCTTACTGTTGATGGCCATCGGTATGCCGTCAGCTGGTTATGCCCTTGGTCAAGGCTGCCGCCCACAGGATAAACTCCTCCACAGTCGGTTCTTTGCCGGAGAAGTGAAACGTCGCCCACCGTGCCTGAACTGCTGGGTCAGGATTGTTTCTTCCTGCATTCATGGCCTCAGTCATATCCGAGCGCACTTGTTCCTCCGACACCTGATGCTCACGAGCAATCCGTCTGATGATTTTCGCTGCCGCTTTCAACTCTTTCTCTGTGTACATCGCTCTACCTCCGTTTTTATCTCGCTAAAAGAGATATGTATTTCTGTTAGCAAGACTATTATACAAAGGCACTTTGTCGAAAATTGCCGAAAGGCGTCAGTGTGGGTAAAAAAATATCCCTACGCGCAGAATTGTGGCGTAGGAATATTCTTCATGTCATTTTGTGCTGGATTCATCAATCATAACTTCAAGAACGCGAAGTATCCGTCGCTGTTCCTCCGGAGGAAGCGCCAGCAGTTTCTTGGAGACAAGGCCGCTCTCCTGACCGGTGGTGACGTCGAGCACATCTGCAAGAAGCAGGTTTGCGTCACATTGCAGCGCATTTGCGATAGAAACAAAGGTGTTCAACTTCGGTGTCTTGAAGCCGCATTCGACATTGCTGATGTATTTGGTAGACAGGTCAACCATTTGTGAAAGTTCCGCTTGTGTGAGCCCGCGTGACTTTCGCACCTCTTGAATCCGTCTGCCAACTTTTTGAGCGTCCACAAGCATCCTCCTAACAGATGGCAGTCTATCTGTTAGTAAGTATACCCACCGGAAAGCTCTGATTAAATCCACCAACTGAAAGATGTATTTCTCCAAGAAATACTCGGCCGCACTTTATTTTGTGAAAGAGCAAAAAAACAGCGCCGGTTCCTGAAAACCGACACCCCTAATCAGACCGACACCCCTTTGGCCCCTGCGACACCCCTTTGGTCAGGCCGCTGTGCTTTGTATCAAATTTTGCGTCTTAATTTCATATATACGGTTCTCGGCGGAAGGCTTCAACACGGCGACAAGCGTTCTGACCATGCAGGACGGCGTGTAATACTCTCCGCCGCGCTTGCCCTCTTTGCTGGCAAACTGCTGGAGGCAGTATTCATATGTGCGACCGAGGATATCTTTGTCGGTTCCGTGCTCTACCATGTGAATGTTTGTAAAGAGATCGACAACGTTTCCGAGACGGCGCTTATCCAGCTCGCCACGGGCAAAGTTCTTCGGTAAGATGTCTTTTAACCGCTTGTTCTCTTTTTCGATAGCTCGCATGGCATCATCAATGACCGTGCCGATTTCCTCACGGTGTGCGGCTTCGGCGATGACGCTCCAACGTGCCGTCGGAGGAACATAGAAAACGTTCACCTCTGCATAGGCGTCCTTGTCCTCAACGTCATCGTCATCCACGAGGAGCTGCTGATACCGCTCTTCAAATTTATCTGATATATATTTGAGGAATATAAGCCCAAGTACGACGTGCTTATATTCCGAGGCATCCATATTGCCGCGGAGAATATCCGCCGCGGCCCAAATTTGCTGTTCAAAGCCAATGTCGGCTGTGCTGCTCCCGTTTGCCATATCACTACCTCTTTTTTATCGTTTTTTCTTAGTAATTCTATCCTAAACAGTGTCCCATTTAAAGTACTTGCTATTGTTGCCCCCGAGACCCGGGACCCCGAGACGAGATTTAATTCCTATCGTATATAGGACAAATATAACATTCAACGTATACAAACAGTCTGAAATTTAAAGCTCGTCTCACTGTTAGTACATATTATGTTCTGCGGAAGAATGCTTTGTCGCAGGACTCCAAAAGCTAAATATTTTCTAGAGAGTTGACTATGCGTCAGCAATGCACATGTCTGCGAAATCCCCAACACTGCCTCACAGAGCTACAAGTTTTGATACTTGTAGCTTTTCCATTTTTGTAGGAAGGCAGAAAGTAAGTTATTTTGCTAAATATTGTATCACAAATACTACCCACAATCAATCACACAGCACAAAAATTGGCTAAAGTAATGTGCTGCTTTTCTATTGCTTCTTCTTATTAGCAAAAAAATTACTGTTTCTTCGTCAAAATGGCTCTCTCATGTCCAGCGAGTTATGAAAGCAAGAAAAAACCGCTTTTAGGCTGGAGGTGAAAGAGATGTATCAGACACAGGTAAAACCCAAGGGCTGTGCTGCGGACGAGGAGCTCGTTGAAGTTCTCACCGCGATCAGCGTTGTGTCCATGCGGCTGGCAAGAAAACTGACCTTGCTTGCCGAACAGAGCAAATCCACGGAAGGAGAAAAAGCAAATGAGCAAAATGAGCGAGATGTCCACGACCATCGAAGAACTGCGCAGGTGTGCTGCTGCTATCAGCGACGCGGCTAGCTGGCTGGCGGAGCAGTTCAGCGGCAACGAGCCGGAGCCGGAAGCCCCGCCTGAAGATCCGATACTGACACTGGAAGCGGTCAGAGCCGTCCTTGCGGATAAGTCCCGCGCGGGCTTCACCGCTCAGATTCGCTCGCTGCTTCAGAAGTACGGTGCCGATAAGCTGTCGGGTGTTGACCCGGAAAATTACAAGGCGCTGCTTGCAGATGTGGAGGGGCTCAACGATGCCACCTAAAGGACACGCCATTCTCTCCGCATCCAGCTCTGCCCGCTGGTTGCATTGCCCGCCGTCTGCTCGGCTCTGTGAGAGCTACGATGACAAGGGCAGCGACTATGCTGCGGAAGGAACAGATGCCCATGCACTTTGCGAATTCAGGCTCCGTCAGGCGCTGGGCATGGAAACGACCGACCCAACCGAGTGCCTCACATGGTACAACGAGGAAATGAGCGACTGCGCCACTGGCTATGCCGCCTATGTACTCGAACAGGTGGAAGCGGCAAAACAGACCTGCGCCGATCCTGTCGTTCTCATTGAACAGCGTGTGGACTTCTCCCGCTGGGTAGAGTCCAGCTTCGGTACAGCCGACTGCATTATCATCGCAGACGGCACCTTGCAGATCATCGACTACAAGCACGGTCTGGGAGTGCTCGTGAGCGCGGAGAAAAACCCGCAAATGCAGTGCTACGCGCTGGGCGCTCTGGAGCTGTTCGACGGCATTTACGACATCGACTCGGTGCGCATGACAATATATCAGCCCCGCCGCGACAATGTCAGCACCTACGAGCTATCTAAGGACGAGCTTTACCGCTGGGCGGACGAGGTACTCAAGCCTACCGC